CCCTAGACCGTCATGTCCGTCTTTTTTATATTTCCGCGATTCAGAATTTGAGCCTGTAGGAGGGCCGTAGCATGCCCAAACCCCGAACCCCTTCGGCGGTGCTGGAGGCGCGGGGTGCTTTCGATAAGGATCCGGCGCGACGACGCGAGGATTTCGAAGCCGGCGCGTTCGACCCGACCCCGCCGAAATATTTCAACGTCAAGCAGAAGGCTGTGTGGGCCGAGATCGTTGGCGTGCTGCCTGCTTCCGTCCTCCAGGCGACCGACCGAATGGCCGTCGAACTTGCCGCACGTCTGATTGCCCAGTTCCGCGCGCAGCCTGATGCGGAAGTGACGTCCGCCCAGGTTGCGCAGATTCGCACGGCGCTCGCGGTTCTCGGAATGACGCCGGCAGATCGCTCGCGTGTCTCGGCCAAGAAGGAGACGCCAACCAATCCGTTCGCCGCCCTGATGGGTGGGGCTAAGAAGGCGCACTGATCATGTCGGCCGATTACGTCGGCACGGCACTGGAATACGCGCAGGCAGTCGTCAAAGGGAAAATCGTCGCGTGCAAGTGGGTGAAGCTGGCCTGCAAGCGACACCTGGACGACCTGAAGGCCAGCCGCCGCAAGGCATTCCCGTATTACTTCGACGAGGATGCGGCCAATAAGGTCTGCACGTTCCTGTCGCTGATGCCTCACACGAAGGGGCGCTGGGCGCGAAAGCGCGAACTGATCGAGTTGCAGCCTTGGCAGTGCTTCGCATTCGTCACGCTGTTCGGCTGGAAGATCAAGAAGAACGACCGGCGCCGGTACCGCCGTGCGTATTTCGCTGTGCCGCGGAAGAACGGCAAGTCCATCATCGGTTCGGGCATTGGCCTGTACATGTTCTCAGTCGACGGCGAGTTCGGAGCCGAGGTCTACTCGGGCGCGACGACCGAGGCACAGGCCTGGGAGGTGTTCCGCCCGGCCAAGCAGATGCTTGAGCGGACTCCCGAGTTACAGGAGGCGCTCGGTGCTGAAGTCTGGGCAAAGTCGCTTCTCGTGCCGGCGGACGGCTCCCGCTTCGAACCGGTCATCGGCAAGCCAGGCGACGGCGCATCGCCTTCGTGCGCGATCGTGGACGAGTACCACGAACACGACTCGTCCGACTTGGTCGACACGATGGAGACTGGTATGGGCGCGCGCGAGCAGCCGCTCCTCCTCATGATCACCACGGCCGGCTTCAACATCGCGGGCCCGTGCTACGACCAAGAGGTCGAGGCCAAGAAGGTGCTTGAAGGGACGCTGGACGACCCTGAACTTTTCGCGCTGATTTACACGATCGATGAGGGTGACGATTGGACGAGCCCTGCCGCGCTGCGCAAGGCGAATCCGAACTTCGGCATCTCGGTCGACGAAGACTTCCTGCTGTCGCAACAGAGGCAGGCGACGCAGAGCGCCTCGAAGCAGGTCCGCTTCAAGACGAAGCACCTGAACATTTGGTGCTCGGCGAAGTCGGCCTGGCTAAACATGCTTGAGTGGGCGAAGTGCGCCGATCTTACGCTGCGTCGCGAGCAGTTCAAGGGCGAACGTTGTTATCTAACCCTTGACTTGGCTAGCCGCTCGGACGTCTGCGTGCTGATGCTTGTCTTTGTCCGCGAGATCGAGGGCAAGCAACACTTCTACCTGTTCGGTGACTATTACCTGCCAGAGGCAGCGATTGAGGGCGCCGAGAAGAACGCGAACGCGTATCGGAAGTGGGTGATCGAGGGATTTCTTCAGCAGCACGACGGCGCCGAGATCGACTTCGACCTGATCGAAGAAGACATGCTGGCGCTGGTGGCCGAGTATGGGCCTGACGAAGTTGTATTCGACCCGTATCGTGCCGCGCAGCTGGAGCAGCGCCTAACGAAGAACGGGATTACCGCAGTCGAACTTGGCCAGACGGTGAAGAACCTGTCGCTCCCGATGAAAGAGTTCGAGAGCGCGATCAAGGCCGGCCGCGTGCACCACGACGGAAATCCGATGCTGACCTGGATGATGTCGAACGTGGTGGCGAAGCTCGACGCGAAAGACAACATCTACCCGCGCAAAGAGAAGCCGGAGCAGAAAATCGACGGCGCCGTCGCTTCGATCATGGGTATCGCACGCGCGATCAGCAGCGAGCACGAAACAACTTCATTCTGGGAATCCTGATGAAAAAACTAGTCACGGTTATTCCCGACGCCCTCATCGTCAGCGGCGCCGGGGCGCTCTCCTATGGCGCCGGCCTGCTGCACATTGCAGCTGGCTTCATCGTTGCCGGATCGCTGATGCTGGTCGGCGGCGTTTGCGTAGCACGCAGGGCGCCTGTCGAGAAGGATGAGTCCTGATGTCGTTCTTCGTTCAACCCGGGCGCCGAAATCAAGCGTTCACTGAGCCATTCTGGCGAGACTGGATTGGTACCCTCGAATCCGCGACCGGGAAGGCCGTCAGCTGGCGCACCGCCCTGCAGGTGGCCACGGTCTTCGCTTGCTGCCGGGTCATCGGCAACGGCATGGCTCAGGTGCCGTTCAAGTTAATGCAGAAGAGCGGTCGCAAGCGCACGCCAGTAACCTCGCATCCGCTGTATCGCCTCCTGTCGCTGAAACCTAACGACTGGCAGACCAGCTTCGAGTTCCGGCAGATGCTGTCGTGGCACATCGAATTGTGCGGTAACGCTTACGTTTTCATCAGTCGAGCCTCATCTGGCAAGATTCTCGAGTTGATCCCGTTACCGCCAGGGCAGGTAACACCGCAGCGCGATCAAAACCTCAAGATTACCTACGACGTCGTAGGCCTGGACGGAACGTTTCGCACGTTGGAAAAGTCGCAAATCTGGCACCTACGTGGCCCCACCATTGACGGCTTCCATGGCCTGGACGTCGTAAAGCTGGCGAGGGAAGCGATCGGTCTAGCCATGGCGACGGAAGAGTCGGCGGCTCGCTTGCACAAGAACGGTGTGCAGAACGCAGGCGTCTACTCGATCGACGCTACCCTCAGCAAACCGCAATACAACGACCTGTCGGAGTGGATCAATAAGCAATTCGGCGGCCTTCAGAATGCCGGCAAGCCGATGATCCTCGATCGAGGCGCGAAGTTCCTCAACACCGCCATGAGCTCGGTCGACGCACAGAGCAATGAAACCAGGAAGACGCAGGTCGAGCAAATCTGCTCCTTCATGGGCGTGCTCCCGATCAAGGTCGGTTTCTCGGACAAGACCGCGACGTTCGCCAGTGCCGAGGAGATGAACCGTGCACACCGCGAGGATTGCCTCTCCCCGCGCTGGGAGTCGTTCGAACAGTCAGCGATGATCAACCTGCTGACGGATGCGGAGATCGACGCCGGACTTTACTTCAACTTCACGGAAGAGGGCTTGCTTCGAGGGTCGGCGAAAGACACGAAGGACGTAATTCTCGGGTACGTCAACGGCGGTCTGATGTATCCGAACGAAGGACGCGATCTGCTAGATCTGAATCCCGATCCGGACCCCGCAAGCGACCAGCTGCGCATACCCGCAAACATCGTTGGCGAGCCCAAGCCCGCTGAACCCGCAAGACCAGCACCCCAGGAGTAACCCCGAATGCCACCATCGAATATGCAGCGCAAAGCTGCAGGACGAGTGCTGTCCGCTGAAAACGAACGGCTTCTTCGCGAGGCCCGCGACAACATTGACTCGGTGCTGTCGCAACTCGCCCAGGAAGACCCGCAAGACGCTAACTCGATTCGGCATCGCAACCGAGTAGCCCTGAAGCCCGGCCATGTGCGTATCAACGCCGACTCCGGTGACAGCGAGGCTGAGATCCTGATTTACGGTGACATCGGCGGTGGCTGGTGGGACGAAGGCATTACCGGCGAAACTATCACCAACCAGATCGCGGATCTGGATGTCGACACCATCAACGTTAGGATCAATTCCGGCGGTGGGTTGGTGTTTGAGGGTTTGGCGATCTATCAGGCGCTCGCGCGTCACTCGTCGAAGATCATCGTCCACATCGATAGTATCGCGGCCTCGATCGCGAGCGTCATCGCAATGGCCGGCGACGAGATCCGGATCAGCGAGGGCGCGAACCTGATGATCCACAAGCCGTGGTCGGGCATGTGGGGCGACGCCGACGCGTTCCGCAAAGAGGCCGATGTCCTCGACCAACTGCAGGCTGGCCTGATCAACATCTACGAGGCCCGCACCGGCGCTAAGCGCTCCGACCTCGAAGCCTGGGTCAATGCAGAAACGTGGTTCCTCGGCCAGGCCGCAGTAGACGCCGGCTTCGCGGACGTCATGGTGCCGGCCAAGAAGAAAAAGGCCGCGGCCTCCGCGATGCTGAATCACTTCAAGAACACCCCAAGCAACCTGCTGGCGTCCGCCGGCGGTCCGGAAATTCGCGAGTTCGAGGCCTTCCTCCGCGATGGAGAAGGGCTCTCGAACGCGCAAGCAAAGCGAATCGCAGCCGCTGCGATGTCGCGGGTGAATCGCGACGATTCGCCCGAACCGCCAGAAACGCCCCTCCGTGATGGTGGGGACCCTGCGGAGAAGCAGAACGCAGCCGCTCACCGGCTCGCGCAAGGCATCAAACAACTCACCTCCACCATCAAGGAATGACCATGGCAGACAAAGACGCCGTTCAAGAAGTAATGGAAGCGTTCAGCGAGTACAAACGTACCAACGACGCGAACCAGAAGAAGCGCGACGACAACCTCGAAGCGAAGCTGGCCAACCTGGACAAGCACCTCGACAAGTTCGAAGAGGCCAACCAGAAGCTGACCGTGGCCGAGCAGCAGTCCAAGGCAATGCAGGAGCAGATGGACCGCGTCGAAAAGATCCTGAACCGTCAGGGCCTGGGCGGAGTCGGCGGCGACGACAAGTCGAAAGAGCGCGCGGAACACGCTGCAGCCTTCGACCGTGTCATGCGCAAGCCGGCGGACGCGCGAAAGCCAGAAGACATGGCGATCATCACCCGCCAGAACGCCCTGGTCACCAGCAACGACGCCGGTGCGGGCTATCTGCTCGCCCCGGCTGAAATGCAGGCCGAGATCATCAAGAACATCATCGAGATGAACCCGATCCGCTCGCTGGCTACCGTCCGCACGATCGGCGGCCCGAGCCTGAAGCAGCCGAAGAAAACCGGCAGCGGCGCCGCATCGCGTGTCGGCGAAACCCAACGCCGCACGAACACGGGCGACCCGGCCTACGGCATGAACGAATGGACCGCACCGGAGCTGTTCTCGCGCGTCGAGGTCTCGCTGCAGATGCTCGAAGACGCCGACTACGATCTGATGGCCGAACTGCGCGAAGACTCGTCCGAGCAATTCGCGGTGCGCGAGGGACAGGAATCGGTCACCGGTACCGGCATCGGCCAGATGGAAGGCTTTCTTATCAACTCCGACATCGGCTTCACCGTAAGTGGTGACGCCGCCAAGATCACCGCCGACGGCATGATCGACCTGTTCTACTCGCTGAAGACCGGCTACTCGCGCAATGCGGTGTGGACCCTGAACCGCCTGTCGATCGCGGCCGTTCGCAAGCTGAAGGACAACCAAGGTCAGTACCTGTGGACCCCCGGCATCGCCGGCAATGTGCCGAACACGATCCTGGGCGCCTCGTACGTCGAGATGCCGGACATGCCGAACGTCGGCGCGAACGCCTTCCCGGTGGCCTTCGGTGACTTCAAGCGCGGCTACGTCGTTGTCGACCGCATCGCGATCTCGTTCCAGGCCGACTACACGACTGGCGCCGACGACGGCCTCGTCGTTTTCCGCGGTCGCAAGCGCACCGGCGGCGGCGTCCGCCAGGCGGAAGCGATCCGCAAGCTGAAGATCTCGACCTAATCGACCTCGTGCACGCCCTTGGCTCAAGCCGGGGGCTCTGTCCACCCATGAACAAGGAATCACAATGCGTGATCTGAAATCGAACATCAAGCGCGTGCCCACGCTGGCGCCGCAATCCCTGACCGCAGCCGCAAACGGCACTGGCGTCGACCGCGCGGGCTTCGAGTCGGCAGTCGTGTCCTTCAACTGCGGCGCAATCGGCGGCACGACTCCGTCGTACACCCTGGAAGTGCAGGAGAGCGACGACAACACTACGTTCACTGCCGTCGCGGACAAGGACCTGCAGGGCGTCGAGCCGGTCGTAACCACGAACAATGCCGGCGTCCTGAACGTCGGCTACGCTGGCTACAAGCGTTACGTCCGGGGCGTGGTGAAAACCGTCAGCGGCACGTCGCCGACGCTGCTGATCGAAGCAAGCGTCATCTTGGGCCATCCGCGCAGTCGTCCTGTCCCCTGATCGCGATGAGGATCTGCATGTTGACCACGTTGCCAGGCTCTGTTGATGGCTTCCGTGTGACCACGTACGCAGAGGGTGTCGAGTACGACCTCGGCACGACGGATGGCGAGAGGGCGCTGGCAAAGGCTTTCGTCGACGCCGGTTTCGCTGAGGAGCAGGGCGTCGTGAAGGCGACCGCCGCGACAGAGCCCGCCGTCGAGGTCGACCTGGCCCCCGAATCCTCCGGCGACGCGACGACGCCGGTAAAGCCGGGCCGCAAGCCCAAAGCGCAGTAATCCCATGAGCCCCGACACCGCCGCCTGGCTCGCCAATGTGCGCGCCGAGGCCGCGGCGCCGGGCGCTCTCCTAGTCGTCGTGCGCGACAACTCGCGCTCGGTGGCGATCTTCCCCGATCAAGTAGTCGGCAAGTCCGACGACGAGCTGCTGGCGTTCATCGCCCGCCGACTCGCTGAACAATGAAAGAACAGAATGGCTATTGCCTCGACCGACATTCAATACCGGCTGTCCGGCGGCGCCGGTAACACGTCGCCTGCAGCATCGTTGGGTGGTGCGAAATCGACGACTGCCGCAGGCGCGAACATCTTCGACGACGTCGCCTCGGCCGAGGCAGCAGTGGGCGATACCGAATATCGCTGCCTGTACGTCCACAACGCACACGGCAGCCTGACGTTGGTCGGCGCTGTGCTCTGGATCCAGGCGAACACGCCGAGCCCTGCCACCACGTTTGACGTCGGCGTCGGCACCTCGGCCGTGAACGGCACCGAGCAGACGGTGGCTGATGAAAACACAGCGCCTAGCGGCGTGACCTTCGTCGCTGCAGCCACTCAGGGCGCAGGCGTTGCCCTTGGCGACATTCCCGCGGGTCAAAGCCGGGCTGTCTGGGTGCGCCGTACGGTGCAGTCCGGAACCGGCGCCACCAACGACACCGCAAACTTCCGCGTTACGGGTGATACCGCACCATGAAATTTGCCGACCGACTGAAATTCACGACGACGGGCACGAGTGCAGCGTCGATTTCCGATGGCACCGCTGTTGCGGGCTGTCGCAACCTGGCGCAAGTCATCGCGGCCGGCGCTTTGTCGCTGACGGATGTTGGCGTGCCGTTTTGCTTCGATGATGGCGCCGGCAACTGGGAAAATAGCCTGTTTAACTTGGGTGGAACCGCCCAGGCTCCGACACTCTCGCGCACGCAAGTTCTGGGCAGCTCTGCCGGCGGCACGACGCCTGCCACGTTCACGGGTTCCACGCTGACGGTGTTCAACGAGATCCCGTCGTCGTTCCTGAACGGCGTCAGCCTGACGCAACTCTCGGCCGCCGGCGCGCTGGCAGCGACTGACGTAATCGCAATCGGCCAGTCCGGCACCGAAGTGCAGACTACGGTCGACGCCTTTTACACGTACCTGGTTAATCGCATGACGGCGGAAGGCAAGTTCAGCGCCGCGACGCTGACCGTTGCGACCCCGACCACGCAGACGGTCGGCAATGCGTTCGTCGTTTCGGGCACCTGGGCCGGAGTTCAGCCTACCGCGCTCGATTATGCCCTCGCTGACTCCGGCACGATGGGTGCGTGGAACAATGCTGTTACGAGCCTCACCATCAACACGAATGGCACGTACTCGTTCAGCATCACGCCGACGACGGCAAGTGTCAACCGAACAATCACCGTGCGCGACCACAACAATACGAGCGTGGTGAGCGCAGCCTCTGCAGCGTACGTCGTCAACCCGAATACCGTTTTGACCATCGCTACGCCGTCATCGCCACAGACCGTCGGTGCCCCGTTCAACGTCACTGGCACCTATACTGGAACGGCACCGGCAGCGCTTGACTATTTGCTGAGTGACGGCGGCTCGTGGATTGCTGCGACGTCTCCGACCATCAGCGGAGGGACGTATTCGTTCTCCCTCACGCCGGTTGGCGCAACGGCGGGCCGTACCATTACCGTGCGCGACCACACGTACACCAGCATCACGAGCCCTGCGTCGGGATCGTACTCCGTCAATGCTGCGGCAGGGTCGACCGTTAGCGGCGTGACTGTTACGGCAGCATCCTCGACTGTATCGGGCGGCGCAACTGATCAAATGAGCGCGACCGTTGCGGGCACCAATTCGCCGTCGCAGTCCGTGACGTGGAGTATCGACAGCGGTCCGGGTACGATCTCGTCGACGGGCTTGTACACGGCTGCAGCGGCAACAAGCAGCGACCAGACCGTGGTCATCCGCGCAACTAGTACGCAGGACAACACCAAGTCAGGAACGGTAACGATTACGATCCCGGCTACGGCGACTTCGACCGTTACCGGCGTAAGCGTGACGGGAACGCTCACAACAGTCCAGGGTAACCAGACCGACCAACTGACGGCGACGGTTGCGGGCACCAATTCGCCCTCGCAGGCGGTCACGTGGTCGATTCAATCCGGCCCCGGTTCCGTAAATTCCAGCGGCGTTTATCAAGCCCCGTTGGCAACGTCCGGTGCGCAAACCGCCGTGGTCAAGGCGACCAGCACGCAAGACAACACCAAGTCCGGGACGATCACGATCACTATCGCGGCGCAGCCTACCGTTTCGCCGTACGGCACCACACTTAAATCCGCTCTGGGGTCTGCCGATGCATATAGCACCGTTGGCAGCAACAAGCTCTACACGGGTTCCAATACGGGCGGTGGTGTTTGGGTATTCAACGGGTCCAAGCCGAATACCGCCTCGACGGGTTGGAGTCAGAGCAATACCGTTCCGCCGGCTGCTACTTCTGACCGCTCAACCAACGGAATGTATCCGATGAGTATTGCCGCCGCCGGCTCAGGCTCGACCAACAACACCTACCTGTACGCGCCGATTGGTCAGACCACGACGTGGTATTTCTGGATGGAGATTAACGGCATCTATACCGTTATGAACTCGTCCGGCACGGTGGTGACGCTGTAATGGCCATCCGTCTCACATCCGGTAAGCTCCGGCTTCGAAACGGCGCGCTCGCGCTGACCGTGGGCACTGTTGCCCCCGGCGTGCTGGGCGCGCTGACCGATTTCGCCAATCAGCGGATTTTTCAGCGTGTCGGCACGAGCCGCGCGCTGACCGTCAACATGACCTATACGGGCAACGCGCCAACTGGCGTCGAAGCCCAGATCGTCGACTTCACCAACACCAGTACGGTGATCGTGGACTGGACCGCGCTGACCAACCTGCAGGCATCGGGTGGCAGCGCGACCGGCCAGATCACTGTGCCGCAAGGTGGCTGGTACAAGCTGAAAATTCGCAGCGTCGCCGACCGCACCACGGTGCTGACCGGCACGCTGAAATTTGGCGTCGGCATGATCATTGGCTTTCACGGCCAATCGAACATGTACTACTTCAATGGCGACTACCTGAAATTGCCGAACTGCGGTCCGCGTTCCATCGAGTACATCAGCGGAGCATATCGCCGCATCGGTCAATACAACGATGCCTACGCGGCCAGTCTGCTGTACAACGTCGCTGGCGGTTACTCGACCTACAGCCGGGACAACGGCAACCTGCAAGGCGATGCCCTCGTGGTCTTCGTCAATGCGATGGTAGCGGCCCTGAACATCCCGGTGTTGGCCATCCCGGTCACGTATTCCGGTATGAGTATCGATACCTGGATTCCGGCCAGTACGACCAAATGGACCGAACTGGCCACCGCGGTTGCCGCCGTCGGCGGCGACATGGAAATGTTTCTGTGGTATCAGGGCGAGAGCGACGCCGTCAACAAGTCCAGCACCTACATGAAAGCAGCGTGGGACACCCTGCGCCAGCAGTTCTACACAATGACGGGGCGCACCGCTGCGAATTCCCAATTCGGTATCGTGTCGCTGGCATCGGGACAGTACAACAGTTCGACCCCGGGTCAGTTCGGCGCCATGCGCCAGGCACAGATCGAATACGGCACATCGGGACAGCAAGGTGTGTTTTACCTCGGCACCGCCCATGATTCCGACTTGCGCGACGCCGTGCACCTGTCGAATGCGGGCTTGAACAGAATGGCCAAGCGCTGGCCAGCGGCCGCACTGTATCAATACGGCATCGGCGTGAAGTCGATTGGTCCGTACGTGACAAGTGCAACCTACAGCGGATCGACGGTGACGATCAACCTGGCGCACACGGGCGGCACCGCGCTGGTCGATGGCGGTGGTGGTGCTGGTGCGGCTCTGACGGGCTTCGAATTCAAGGATTCGAATGGCAACACTCTGACCATCAATAGCACGGCGATCACAAGCGCCACGACCTTGCAATTCACGGTTACTGGCACGCCGTCGACAGTGTCCTACGCCATGATGGATTACCCGCACTTTGCCAATTACACATCGAGTGGCGCATTCTCCATTGCTTCCGTTGTCTATGACAACGTCGGCCCTGGCTACCCTTTGCGGCCGTTCGCAGCTATCGCTATAACAGGAGGCTGATCTCATGCCAGCATTCGATGCGATTGGTCTTAATGCCATCGCGATGAGCAGTCCAAGCACGCAGTCTGCAAGCGTGTCGCAGGATCTGGCTGCGGCCTATGTCGTGCGCAGCGCGGTGTCGGCTGATGTGGCGGTGCAGTACGCCGTTCGCGTTGCCGCATCGGCAGACATGTCGTGCGCCTATTCAGTAATGGCGTCGGTTTCCGGTTCGCTTGGCGTGGCCTATGTAGTGTTCGGTGTTGTGTCCAGCGACCTGGCCATTCAGTGCGACGTCGAAGGAGCGGTAGATTATGTGCGCGCGCCGCTTGGAACTGTTTGTCGGCACGTTCCCGCCTCTTATCCGGACTCAGTCAAGCGTCTCGGTCTCGCGGAGTGCGCGGTGTCATTCGATGCAGCGCGACGCGCAGCCCGGGTCGATGGCGATGAACTCGACGACGACATCCTGACCGCAGCGGTGGCGTACACCGAGGCTGCGGAGCACCTGACCGGGCGCGCCTTCATCCAGGGCACGTGGAAGGCGGGCTTCCGCGCATTCGCCGCGGAGATGATTCTGCCGAAGCCGCCGCTTGTCAGCGTGACGAGGGTGACTTTTTACGACCCGAGCGGCGTGCAGCGAACGCTCGACCCGCAGGACTACTTCGTCGACGTCGACGCGGAGCCGGCGGTACTGACGCCGGCGCCTGGCCGCATGTGGCCCGCCGCTCTAGATCGGGCCAATGCAATTGAAGTCCAGTACGCAGCTGGGTATGGGCCGACTGAGGCAAGCGTGCCGAAAGCGGTCAAGCAATACGTCAGCGCCCGCTTGCAGCAGCAGTTCTCGCCTGTCTCAACCGCCAAAGAGGCGAACTTCGATCGGCTGCTGGACAGCCTGACGGTGTATTTATGAATCATCGAATCACACTGATGCGGCGTGAGGCCGGCTTCGACTCGGTCGGGCAGCCCGTCACCGATTGGGTCAACGTCGCCACCATCTGGGCAGATGTCCGATTCCAGAGCGGCGCCGAGGTTCTGCGTGCGAATGCTGACGTCTCGGTCAAGCGCGCGTCGATTCGCATCCGGGCCCGGAAGGACATCGATGCGTCTTGGCGCGTGCGTTACGCCGGCGAGGAGTACGAGGTCAAGGGCCCGCCGCTGCCTGATCGTGATCCGCTCTTTATGTTCCTGGTTTGCGAGTGTGCCAAATGAGTATGCTTTCGGTCGATATGGCCAGCATCAACGCGATGCTGGCCGAGATGGGCGATGCCGCGGAGGTTGCAGCTCGCCCGGCGGCGCAGGCCGCTGCGCAGGTCCTGTACGACGAGGTAAAGCGCAACGTGGCCGCGATACCGGCCAAGACGGGCAAGCTGGGGCAGAGCATCTATCAGGTGTACTCGCAGGCTAACAGCGGGGAAGGGCGTGCGACGTACCACGTCAGCTGGAACGTACGGAAAGCGCCGCATGGGCATCTCGTCGAGTTTGGTCACATCCAGCGCTACGCGACCTACGTCGGCCGTGACGGGAACTTCTACACCGCAGTGCGCCCTGAGGCACGAGGTAAGCGCAAGCCCCCGCGCGGGGCGTCCCAAGCGGTGAAGGACGCCTACTACGTGCCGCTGACGGCGCCGCGGCAGGTTCCGGCGAAGTCGTTCGTACGGAAGGCTGAAGTCAAATTTCCCCAAGCGGCGCAGGCCGCTGCAGACACGCTGGGGAGGGCGATCCAATGACGCTTGAAGAAAAGCTGACAGCGCTGTTGGTGCCGATCTGCCTGCGTACGTTTCCGGATTTCGCGCCGACTGACACGGCGCGCCCTTACGTGACCTGGCAGCAGATCGGTGGAGACTCGGTCGGCTTCGTTGAGGGTGGCGTGGCTTCGAAAGAAAACGCGCTCATCCAGATCAACGTCTGGAGCGACCGTCGAACCGAGGCTAAGGCGGTGATAAAGCTGATCGAGGAGTCGCTCGTTACCGCGAAGACGCTTCAGGCAAGTCCGACCTCCGCCGCGGCATCCGATGCCGATCCCGACATGGCGCGCTACTGCTCGCGCCAGGACTTTTCAATATGGGCTGATCGCTAGCCTGCTTCAACTTTACATCGAGCAGCCCCGAGCAATCCGGGCTGCTTTTTTCTTGTCCGCTACGGACTTCACTAGTGCCCGACAAGGGCAAGAAAGGTAATACAACATGGCTGCTCGCCTACCCGACGGTTCGATCATTTCGCTCGCAACCACTTACGGCTTGTCCAAGCCGGTCACCGCGATCACCAACGCGAACCCGGGCGTTGCGACGTCCACCTCGCACGGCCTGTCCAATGGCGCACTCGTGTCCGTGACCTCCGGCTGGTCGAAGCTGAATAATCGCGTCGTGCGCGTTGCCGGTTCGCTGACGAACACGTTCAACCTGGACGGGATCGACACTACGTCGACGACGATGTTCCCGGCCGGCTCCGGCGTCGGTTCGGTCCAGGAGATCACCGGCTTTACCCAGATCACCCAGATCATGGACTTCCAGACGTCCGGCGGTGATCAGCAGTTTACGAACTACTCCTTCCTCGAGCAGGACTTCGAGTCGCAGATCCCGACGACCACGAGCGCGATGAGCATCACGATCAGCATCGCCGACGACCCGTCGCTGCCCGGCTATCAGGCCCTGCAGTCTGCGGCCGATACTCGCGCGGTGCGCGGGCTGAAGCTCCAACTTCCGGACGGGTCGTTCATCCTCTACCAGGGCTACGTCTCGTTCAATCCGACCCCGACTCTGTCGAAGGGCCAGGTCATGCAGGTCAAGGCGACCATGTCGCTGCAGGGTAAGCCGGTCCGCTACGCCTCCTGATCCGCGTTGCCAGCTGGCGCTAATGTAGGCGCCGGCCTTTCGCCCGCGGGGTAGCTCCTCGCGGGTCTTTTTATCTCTCATCGAAAGAACAACATCATGGCAAAGATCAAGCTGGGCAACCGCCCAAAGTCCTTCAAGCGCACGATCACGGTGTCGATGCCGGGCGAAGAGGTCGGCATCATGGAGGTGTCCTACAAGTACCGCACGCGTACTGAATTCGCGGCATTCCAAGACGAGTTCCAAGCAAAAGTGAAGGAACAGCACGAACAAGACGCCGCTCGCTTCACCGAGGCCATCGAGAAAAAGGAACTGGTTCCGGACGTCACACAGGCTGAGATCACCGCCCGCCAGAATGCGCTTACCGTGCATTACCTGATGGGGGCACTCGACGGCTGGAACCTCGACAAAGAGTTCAGCAAAGACGCAGTCGAGCAACTCGTCGATGAGCTGCCGGCCTTAGCGAAGAAGATCGCCGATGACTACCGCGAAGCAACTCACGAAGGCCGCCTGGGAAACTAGTAAGCATCGCTCATGCGATGTATGAGCGATTGCCAGACAGCGACGAGCCGGATGCGTTCGGTTTCAAGGCGAGCGATTACGCCAACGAGGTCGTCGAGGTGTGGCCCGAGAACCAGCGAGCCTACCGACTGTTCGCCGATGTCCGGACCCAATGGCGCGTTGGCGCTATGGGGCCAACCGGGCTGGACTACGGCGTGGTCTTTCGCAAAATGGACCGGATGAAGCTAGAGCCCGGCGAATACGACGAGCTTGAGGAGGACATCCGGACATTGGAATACGCAGCGATCGAGGCGATGACAGGCTGAGCCGTAGTTCCGGTTCACTTGCATTGCGGTAATATATTCCCTTCTACAGGACAAGGGGAGGCGCAATGAAGTGGACGTTTGGAGTACTGCTGGTCGCGGTCTGCGGGTTTGCTCAGGCAGCAGAGCCGAAGGCTCAGGGGCCGCAAGCAAATTGCGAGACGCTTGCCGCGGCCGTCGAGGCTGGCGTGCGAGATCTGGCCTTCTATAGCATCGATGGTACCTTCGATAACAGCGCGGTTAGGGAGACCAACCGGCAGTTACAGAAGGTCGTGGCGAGCAATTTGATCCAAGCAAATCTAACGCTGATGCAGGCAAATCGATGTGCGTTGCCCAGGTTGCCGGTTGACGAAGGCGCTTATAGATCGGCCGCCCTGAAGTGCTTTACCGCGACAAAGCCAAAGGACGGGGTGGCGCCAGAGTGTGTGCGTCCAACTTGGACCAGAAACGTGGACTAACCAAAGCCAGCGAAAGCTGGCTTTTTGTTTGGACGAACCGCCCTCGTGGCGGTTTTTTTATGGGTGAATGAATGACCGAAGAGCGCCGCGTACAACTAGTCGCCGAGGTAGATACAACGCGCACCCGGGCGGGCTTCGCCGAGATCGGCCAGCAGGCCAACACGATGGCGCAGCAGGTCACTCGTGCTGGCGAGCAGGCCGAACGTGCCGTCGCCGACGTGGGTGGCGGCGCCGCGACATCGGCGCGCAACGTCGACAGCGCAAGCCGAAGCATCATCGGATCGATCCAGCGTACGACGGCGGCGATGGAGTCGGGTGGGCGCCAGACCGCAGCGTATTACGAACTGCTGGCGCGCCAACGCGGCATCGATCCATCGACGCTGACGCCGTACTTGAACGCTCTTCGTAGCGTTGAGCAGGCCCAGTCCCGTACGGGTGCTTCGACGGCTCAGATTGCCAACGCTATGCGCATGGTACCGGCGCAGCTTACGGACGTTGCAACTCAGCTGGCCGGTGGTCAATCGCCGTTCCTGGTGCTTCTGCAGCAAGGCGGACAGCTTCGCGACCAGTTCGGTAGCATTCCGGCGACGATCCGCGGCGTTGGTTCCTCACTTCTAGGCCTTATCAATCCGCTCGCAGTGGCAGCCGCCGGGCTGGGCGCGGTGGCATACGCTTACAACGAGGGCAGCAAAGAAGCCGACGCGTACAACCGCGCAATCATCATGTCCGGTAACGCAGCCGGCACAAGCCGCGGCCAGTTGGCCGACTATGCCGCCCTGATCAGCAAGACCGTCGGTACCCAGGCTGAGGCCGCGCAGGCGCTCGCGGCACTGACCGCAACGGGGCAGGTTGGGTCGGACAACCTCAAGCAGTTCGGCCAAGTCGCAGTGCAGGTGCAGAAATACATCGGCCGCAGCGTCGATGACACCGTGAAGGATTTCGCGGAGCTGGGCAAAGCGCCGGTCGAAGCGAGTTTGAAGCTGAGCGAGTCGTATCACTACCTGACCAGCGCGGTCTACGAGCAAATCAAGGCACTTCAGGACCAGGGCAAGACGGACGAGGCCGCGGAGGTAGCGCAGAAGGCATACGCCGATGCGTTTGCCGATCGTGCGGCCCGGATGAAAGAGAACCTGGGCTCGATCGAGCAGGCCTGGATGGAGGCGAAGGAGTCGGCCGCCAAAGCGTGGGACGTCTTCCTCGGCGTGGGTCGCAAGAAGACTCCGCAACAGGAGTTGGCGGAGGTCAGGGCGCAAATCGCCTTGGCCCAGCAAGGGCCGACATCCGGCGGCGGCGAGCGCAACGATGCTGCAGAGATGGCTCGTGCCGCTGCCGCTTCGAAGCTGCCAGCGCTGCAAAAGCGGGAGGCGGAACTACAATGGCAGGTCGAAAAAGACGAATGGGATCGGCGCCAATCTGAGATTTCGGAAAAGCTGCGCCAAGCTGGTCTCGAGTGGGACAAGATCATGGATGGCACGCTGTCCAAGGAGCAGCAGCGCAAGAAGGAAATCGATTTTGTAACGCAGAAGGGCGTCGATGCCGGTGCGTCAGATGCTGACATCGCCAAAGCTGTCAACAAAATCAACGAAAAATACTCTGCACTGAACAACGTCACCCTGGTGCAGCTGGAGAACTCGCGGAACCTCCAAAAGGAAAAAATGGCCGGCGAGCTCGCCGACCTTGAGACCCAGTACAAGCTGCAGCTCATCAGCCAGGACGAGTTTTACGCCAAGAAGCGCGACATGCAGGTGCGGGAGATCAACCTCGAGATCCCAATCTTGCAAAAACAAGCCGAGATTGCCGGTGGCAAAGAGGACAAGTCAGCCCAGGAAAAGTCCCTTGGCGACCTTCGAGTGCTTATGCAGCGCCGGGCCAACATCATCAGCGGCGCGACGAACGCGACGCGTGAGGCGGACTTCGAGCGCAAGAAGGCGATCGACAATCTCGTTTCTGGATGGGATCGGACTCTCTCTACTGAACGAGACGGGATCGCCCAAGAGGTGCTGCTCTTCGGCCAATCGGACCAAGCGCGCAAGGTCTACATCGAGCAACTTAAGCTGGAGGTGGAGGCTCGCAAGCTCATCGAAGATAAGGCTCGTGAGGGACATGCGTTCACCGACCAAGAAATTGCAGACATCTGGCGAAAGGTCGCGGCAAGGAAAGCGGAGAAGGCTGAAGATCTCAATGAAGAAGCGGCGATCAGCGCGGCAAACCAGCTTCTCCAGACCAATAAAAAATACGCCGCGCAGTACATCGCAGACGACGAACTGCGCGCGCGGCGCATCACCGCGATCGACGCCGAGCAGTGGCAGTACCTGATCAACAACACCACTGAGGGATCCGAGGCTCGCAAGAAGTTGATCGAGCAGTTCGATGTGTGGATGGCGAACCGCCAGATGCAGCCTGTGCTGGAGCGATGGAAGGGCGTTATCGACAACCTGGACAACAACTTCCAGGAGGGCTTTCGAGACATGCTGACGGGCGGCCAAAACGTTTGGTCGTCGTTTGCGAAGTCCATCGGCAACACGCTCAAGACGTCTCTGGCGGACGCGTTGTACCAAACGTTCGTCAAGAAATACGTTGTGCAGATCGTTGCGAGTCTCGCCGGTGCAATTTCAGGACCGGCAGTCGCGGGAGCGTTGAGCGGCCAAGGATCTTTGGGGTTGGGTACGACCGGCGGCGCCGGTGGTGGTGCGGATGCAATCAGCCTCGCTCAGACCGCATCGAGCCTGTACAAGGCGATCAACGGCGGCTTCGAAACGCTGACGTCTGGTGTGGCGGATGCCGTTCAGGCTGGCCTGTACAAGACGGGTCTGTCGCAAAACATCGCCAGTAACGGCCAGTTCGCAACCTATGCCGGGCAAGCTGCGGGCATGTTGGGTAGCTACGCACTCGGCTCGGGGATCAATTCGTTGATCTCGGGCGGCTTCCAAGTCGGAAGTGGCCTGCAGACCGCAGAGAAGATCAGTACCGCAGTCGCAAGCTACTTCGGCCCAATCGCCGGTAGCGTGGCCGGCGCAATCTCTGGCTTTATCAATCGCGCCTTTGGTCTTGGCGGGGTCATCGATCAAGGTCTGCGCGGTACGCTCTCCGCATCGAGCCTGACCGGTGAAAGCTACAGCACGCGCGAGGGCGGATGGTTCCGTTCGGACTCGACCGACAAGAAAACCTTCACCGATGCGATGGTGGCGCAGTTCACGAGCGGGTTGCAGAGCCTGGAAGTTGCGTCGTCCGGCTTCGCCGCGGCGCTTGGCGTCACGAGCGACTCGATCAAGGACTACAGCAAGCAGTTCGACATCAAGCTCTCAGGCGATGCGACGAAGGACCAGCAAGCCGTTGCCGATTTCTTCCAGGGCATCGGCGACGAGCTTGCGAAGAAGTTGGTGCCGAACCTCGACACGTTCGCGAAGTCGGGCGAGAAAGCATCCGAGACGCTGGAGCGCCTTGCGGGTGACTTCAAGGACACCGATCAGGTGGCGCAATTGCTGGGCTTCTCGGCGAATGCGTTATTCGGCTCGGTGGGCCTGGAGTCGACGAAAGCGCGTGAGCAGCTGATCGACTTCGCGGGCGGTCTGTCGACGTTGAGCCAGCAAGCATCGACGTTCTCGCAAAATTTCCTGACGCCGGCGCAGCGCCTGGCGCCCGTGGCGGACGCGCTGGACAAGGCGCTGTCGACTCTGGGTCTCGAAACCATCCCCACAACGCGGGATGAGTTCAAGGCGCTGGTGGACAATATGATCCAGTCGGGCGCTGCGGCTACCGAGGCGGGCTCGAAACAGCTTGCTTCGTTGCTGGCGCTGGGCGATGCGTTCGCTCAGGTGCATCCGGATGAGACGTCGGATCTGCTGCAACTGCAGGCACAGGCCTACGACTTCCTCGACGACAAAATCGGCAAGGCGACGATTCTGCAAAGGCAGCATGCGCTGGCCTTGGCGGATATGACCCCGGCGATGGCGGCGGCCACCCAGAAAGTTTGGGACTTGCAGGCAGCGGCGGAGGCGATCGACAAAGTGAAGAGTGACGGAACAGCGTTGCTCAACAATGTCGACAACGCTTTTTCGGTCCTGCAGGGCGTCGTCGGGCGCGAGAAGGATCTCCTGCAAAAGCGGATCGACAAGGAAACCGCTGCGGTTACCCGGCTGCAGGGTCTGACAGACGCCATCAGCAGCACGCTCGACAGCTTTAAGGTGCCGGGTACCGAGATCGCGGCGCGTCAATCTGCCCAGGCGCAGATTAAGGCTAGCCTGGCGGTGGTCCGCGGCGGTGGGTCGCTCACCGACGACCAAATCACGTCACTGAAGAAGGCGTTCAGCACGGTCACTCAGGACGCGTCTGCACAGTTCGGGTCCTATCAGGACTACCTGCGCGACATGCTTCAAACCCAAAGCGACATTGCCGAGCTTGGGAAGTTGACCGATGGCCAGCTCACTGCACAGGAAACGCAACTCGACGTCGACAAGAAGCAGCTCGACAACCTGGACGCGATGCTGGCGAACGCGCAAGAGCAGGTCAACGTCCTGAAGGGAATCAGCACGACCGGCCTGAGCATCCAGCAGGCGCTCGAAGGCCTCGGTACCTCGATCATTGCAGCGAAGGGTAACGCCTCAGTCGCAGGTGTGTCAGCGATCAGCCAGGCGTATCAAAGCGCGCTTGGACGGGCTCCGGATTCTGCCGGGTTGGATTACTGGCAGAACAAGGCCGCCTCGGGCATGTCGGTCGACGCGATCACTTCTGCGATTAGCGGCTCGGACGAGGCCCGTCTACAGACGTTGTACAAGTCGATGTTCGGCCGTACCGCAGATTCTGGCGGCCTGGACTACTGGCTGAGCCAGCTCAAGAAGGGTGTCTCGTGGGCAGACATCAGCAAGGCGTTCATGGCCAGTGCAGAAGCGAAGCTGCATCCGTTCGCGATCAGCACCAATGCGGTACCGCAGGACATGCCGGCGTTTGTCCCCAAGGGCGAGCGGATCATCCCTGCCGCTGACAACCGTGTGCTGATGGCTCAGTTGGCCAGCCCTTCGAGCAACAGCGAGGCGCTGGTGGCAGAGGTTCGGATACTCCGTGAGACGGTCGCCAAACAGCAGGAGGCGCTCGACAAGATCGAGCGAAGCACGAGGAGGCACGCAGAAATGTACGACAACGCAACGGCCGGTGGTAATGCACCGATGCTGGTGGAGATCGCCACATGACCGCAACCCTTAGTGTTCTGGCGCCGGTAACGATCGATGACACCATCCTCGTCAGCAGTACGGTGGCGGAGACCGATTACCCAGCGTGGAGCAGTGCTACCAGCTACACAGTTGGCACGCGCTGCATCAGCGCCGCCACGCACCGTATCTACGAATGCGTGACGGCGCACTCGAACAGGGATCCGACGAACACCGCCAATCAGTCTGGCACAGCGGTGTACTGGCTGGACGTCGGGCCGACGAACCGCTGGGCCATGTTTGACGGTGAGGTGAGCACGCAGACCGTGGTCGCATCACCGCTTACCGTGGTACTGCGGCCCGGGAGTTTCACTGGGCTGTACCTGGCGGGACTCGATGCGGCATCCATCAGCATTACGGTCACAGACGCCCCGGGCGGGGTAGTGCTCTACAGCTATTCGGGCGTCTTGGAGGGCTCGCTGCCGGCAGATTACGACGAGTACTTCTACGACCGGTTCAAGCCCTTAACGGATTTCCTCGCAAGCGGGATCGATCAGTACAACAGCGCAGAAATCACGGTCACGTTGTCATCGACATCTGGCGGCACCGTGAAATGCGGCGTGATGGCGGTGGGAGACCTCCGGGGCCTGGGCCGAACGCAATACGGCGCGAAGGCGAAACCGAAGACGTACAGCTACATCAAGACGGACGACTTCGGCAACACATCGATCAAACGCCGAAAGGCCGCGAAGGACATGACGGCATCGGCACTGCTTGACGTATCGGAGGCAAACACCGTCACCGATCTGATTCAGAGCCTGCTCGACGTGCCGGCCGTATGGATCGCTTCCGATGTCGCCGAATACGGCTTCTTGCGTGTGTTCGGCTTAGGCAGCGGGGAAATCTCGGCTGACGGGCCGAATTATTGCCAACTCTCCCTCTCAGTACAAGGACTCATCTGATGGCATACCTTACACTGCCGCCGACTGCGCCACAGCGGGGCGATCGCACGACCTTTGCCAACCGGGTTGATGCCTTCATCACATGGCTAATCAATTTCGTCAACGAAATGCTCGTGCTTGTTACCGGGCTAAATGTGCTTGCGGCAGGCGGCGCTTATTCGATTCCGTACACTTTCGCTACGTTCAATGGCAGCCTGGGGGGCGGAAACGGCTTTCTAGCATTTCAGGGTGGGGTAGCGCAGAACGTAGCAGCCTTCATTTCGGTCGATACCTCAATCCCGCTCTCGGGCTGGGGCGATATTTCTTCATTCTTGGGTACGTTCAGCGATTCAACCAGTACGGTGAAGGGACACATCACCGTGCGGAAGTCCGGCGCTCCATCGACGTTCCTCACCTTTCGAGTGGACTCTATCGGGACGCGAACTGGCATCAGGGATATTTATGGTGCTGTGATTGCGGCGAGCTCGGCAAATCCGTTCTCCAATGGCGATGCGCTGACCCTGCAGTTCACGCGCACGGGTGACAAGGGCGATACCGGCCCCTCAGGCTATACGCCGACGTACATGTACGTCCGCGATGAAAAGAGCAACGGCACTGGCGGCGGCGTGGCCACGAACGGTGCAACCGCCCGCACGCTGAACACTGTCAAGGTGAACACGATTTCGGGGGCCTCGCTCGCAAGCAATGCGGTCACACTGCCGGCCGGTACCTATGAATACGTCGGCAGCGTACCGGGCTACCAGTGCAATGCCTTCCAAGCGCAACTGTGGAACTCGACCGACGGTGCAGCCGTCGACATGGGGACAAGCGAAACGTCGACCGCATCATCCGGCGCCCAAGCACGGTCGGTAGTTCGCGGGACCTTTACGATCACGTCTTCGAAGTCGTTTCAGCTTCGGCACCTGCAGGTCAACGGCAGTGCCGGCACGTTCGGGCAGCCTGCAAGCAATGCAAACAGTGTTGCCGAGGTCTACGCCGAAATCCTTTTCCGGAAAATTGCATAATGAGCGAAATCACTCCGCCGCCGGACGCCCCGGCAATTTCCGATCTGAAGCCGGTCCGCTACGTCACGTTTGAGGACGATGGCACTTTGGACGGCTGCTACATGCAGGTACCGCCCGAGGCGCACGCTGCGTGCATGATAGTGGTTGATGAGGTCATCGCCGCCGACTGGCCGCACTACCGCGCCAACGCGGCACGTGATGGAGTTGAGCCCGTCCCTCCCGCGCCGCCCCCGCCGCCGACCCGCGAAGAACTCAAGCAGGCGCGACAAGTTGCCGTCGATGCGATTACTGTCACCGTCAACGGCAAGGTATTCGACGGCGATGAGATCAGCCAGGGTCGCATGGTACGAGCTCTCCGTGTCGCGGACATTACAGGGCAGACGAGCTGCACCTGGGTCCTGCACGACAATTCCGCCGTGGAGGTAACGCGGGACGAACTGGCGCAAGCGCTCTCTCTGGCGATGGAGGCGCAGGGTGCGATCTGGGTGATTCCAGCATGAGGCGCATGTTCGAAGTGCTGGTGGCCGTCGACCAGCTGGCGAATGCGATCCTGGGCGGCTACAGCGATGAGACGATGTCCGCACGCTGCTGGAGGTTGCGCGAGCAGCAGCCATATGCGCGGCTTCGACTGGTGATCGACTGGTTGTTTTTCTGGCAGCCAAATCACTGCGAAAGTGCGTACAAGTCCGAACGATTGCGCTCCCAGTTGCCCGCGGAGTATCGCGGTGTTTAAGTCAGGTCACCTCACCCAACCCGCTTCGGCGGGTTTTTTTATGGGCCATCCGTGAACGATCAATCCCAAGCAGAGGCGCTGGCGACGGCGCGCATCGACATCGCCCGCCTTGAAGTCGAAGTAGGGCACCTCACACGAAGCATGGCGGATCTCCAAGAGAGCAACCAGCAACTGACCGCAAAGCTCGATCAGGTGCTGCTTACTCTTTCGGAGGCCCGCGGCGGCTGGAAAACGCTCATGTTCGTTGGCGGCGCCGCCTCGTCCCTTGGCGCGGCGATCGCGTGGGTCATCCAACACCTGGGGAAGGCATGAATCTCCTGACTGCAAATCAACTCAGGCACATCTTGCCGCTGGCCGGCGCGCGTGCCGACACGTTCTGTGCCCCGCTCAATATCGCGATGGGGGAATTCGAGATCAACACGCCGGAACGCCAGGCGGCGTTCATCGCGCAGATTGGCCACGAGTCAGGACAGTTCCGTTACGTGCGTGAGCATGCGAGCGGCGCTGCTTACGAGGGCCGCGCAGATCTCGGTAACGCGATGAGGGGCGACGGGGTTCGATTCAAGGGCCGCGGCCTGATTCAGATCACCGGCCGCGCGAATTACAAGGCATGTGGCGATGCGCTCGGCCTCGACCTGATCTTGTACCCGGAACTGCTCGAGCAGCCAATGTACGCGTGTCGCTCTGCCGGCTGGTTCTGGAAAACGCACGGGTTGAACGAACTAGCGGATGCCGGAGACCAAGTCAAGATCACGCGCCGCATCAACGGCGGCACCAATGGGCTTGCCGAACGGCTGGCCTACTTCGAAATCGCACGAAAGGTCATCACATGAAAGAACGAATCCGTCCCGCTGTGGAGTATCTCGTTGCTCGCCTGGGCGAAGCGTCAACCTGGCAGGGCATTGGCTTTTGCTTGACCCTGGCTGGCGCGAAGTGGGCTGCGAATCTCGATTGGGGCCAAGCTGCAGGTCTTGGTGGCATCGTGTCCGCGATGCTGAAGATCGTCTTCCCGGACCCGGTGAAGCAATGATTGCCGAGATCCTCCTGCGTCTCGGCGTACCGCGCTGGGTCGCCATCGCGGCGCTGTGCATCCTTTCCGCCGGCGCCGCACTGGCCTACCGTGCACACCTGATCGACTCCGGCATCGCCATCGAGGCTGCGCGTCGCGACAAGATCGATGTCGAGCGCGATCGCGAGGCAAAGACTTCACTCGCCGATGCCAACGTGCGCGTACTCAATGCCCAGGCCAATCTCGATGGCGCGATGGCCAGTCTGTCGAAACTTCAATCGGAGCTCACCCATGAACAAGCCAACTCGGCCGCTCTCCAGTCTGATCTTGTTGCTGGCCGTCGCAGGCTGTCAGTCGCCATCACCGGCACCTGCCGTCCTGCTCAAACCGAACAAACTGCAGGTGCCACCGCTACCGGCGTGGATTCGGGAGCCGCAGCTACAGCCGAACTTGACCCAGCGGCTGCCGCAGGCATTGCTCGGCTTATCGGGGAGGGAGACCAAGCCATCTCCAGGCTCAATGCATGTATTGAAGCCTACGACGCCGTGAAAGAGGCAACGGAAGCCGGGCAGTAATCATCGGCTTGGCGCTGCGCTCGCTGTCCAGCACCGCGGCGCTTCCGTGGCAGTGTCAGGACGCGCATCACAACCTCGAGTGAGATATCGAATTCTTTCATGGCAAGTGCCGCCGCCTCGACGCCATGTGTCGCGCTTGTGTGTAGCGCTGCATCGATGATCAGAGCTGTAAGCCGGTCTCTTCTTCGGTCCATGCGTCAAATTTACGAGAGGCATCATTCTCGTGGGTTGACGAGAGTCAAATTTCCGCCCAGAAAGCTGGCGTCGCCGAAGTGCGTCTGCCGATAGCTAGAAAGCCCCTATGATCCAAGCAAGCAAATACGACCCGCGTCTGCGCGAATTCGCGACGGCGCAGCAGGCCGCATATCTGGACGCCGTGATCGAACACGGTGGGATACGCCCGGCAGCGAGAGCGCTGAAAGTTGCGAAGAGCACGATCGACGGCGCACTTGACCGACTTGTGAAGGCGGCCGCGCGTCAGGGATTCTCGCCAGAGCACAACATGACGCGCACAGTGCCCGACGGCTTTCTCGTCAAGGGCGTGTCGACCTACTACGACAAGGACGGCAAGCCGTCGGGGCAGTGGGTAAAGTCAGCTATCGATCTCGATCGACAGCGCGAGATCATGCGAGACGCGCTCGCAGGGTTCATCGAGGACGTCGGGCCCCTCGTGGCTCCGTCGGCCCCGCTCGACTTCCAGTCGGACGTCATCCCGTGGATTCAGATCGGTGATGCCCACCTGGGCATGCTGGCGCACGCGAACGAGGTCGGAGAGCATTTCGATTTGAAGATCGCCGAGCAGGAACTGTGTGCGGCGATCGGGATCCTGATCGACGAGCTGCCGTCATGTGAGCGCATGGTGATCAACGACCTCGGAGACGCTACTCACTACGAAAATTTTGAGGGTGAAACCCAAGCCAGCCGGCACCGTCTGGACTGCGACACGCGTTTCCCCAAGATGATAAAGGTCTACTCGCGCGTTATGCGGTTCATCGTCGACAAGGCACTGACGAAGGCCAAACACGTCGACGTGATCGTCAATCAGGGAAACCACAGCCGGACAAACGATATTTGGATGGCCGAACTGCTGCGGGTAGCCTACGGCCATACCGGACGCGTTCACGTCCTTAACAACGATTCGGTTTTCATTGCCTACCGGATGGGCAATACACTGGTGATGACGCACCACTCAGACAAGTGCCGCCCGACGCAGCTCGTGCACGTGATGACGACGGACTACCGCAAGGACTACGGCGAGACAGAGTTTCATTACATCGACATCGGCCACGTGCACCACTGCATGGTAACGAAGGAGCACCCGGGTATCTTCGTCGAGTCCTTCAACCACTTGGCCGCTTTGGACAAGTGGGCACACGACGCCGGCTACCGTAATCGCAAGTCGATTACGATCGTGCTCAGGTCCAAGACTTACGGAGAAGTGGGGCGTCGCGTCCTCCCGATTCAGGAGATCAGGGCTCGACTCGGGCGAGCGTGCATTGCCACTCCCGAACAGCGCGATGTCTTTACGGTTTAGAGATGAGCCGGGCCGCTCGCAGTTGGGTCATGACTGGCCAGCGGATCGACTGACACAGGGCTCGATCGGGAGGTGATCGTGCTGCTTGTTGGCTTTGACTTCGCCAAGTGAGCTTTCGGGTAGCCTTCCCAAATTAGAGTCCATGCGTTAGAGGCCCAATCATCGCCTGCGGCTTCCTCGCGCCGACCGCAGATGCGGCAAGACCGAACGCTAGACTCTGCTGGCTCGCTCCATTCATGCATGACGAAAATCGAACGCAGAAACCTGAACATGTGGCATTCCTAATGACAGTAGGAAAGTGAATTGTAGCAACGTATAGAGCGTTTGCAAACGTGCAACTATGACATGCATCAATTTTTATAGTCATTAAACAACGCGGATAGACGGTATCGTGATCTTGCGTCGAGCGGCTGGCGTACTGATAACCCGCGCGGCGATGTCGGGCGGGACGTGGCAGCGAGCCAGCATGCATGAAGTCTCCAGCCACCCGATCAGTGGAAGAAGGATGAGGACGGCATCAACCCGGGCAGCCGTGATGTGGTCGGTGCGTTGGATCATGCGCGCATCATACGGATTGGGTACGAGTTGCAGTTGAGCGCGGTCACGCTGTTATACTGTATAAATGTACAGTATCGTGAAAAGGCTTCGGCAGCGTGGCCTGCGCCTACATAATCGAGATATTTCCGCTAGCCCAGGCATTAGCGGAGAGCTCGTCGTAGCCATATGCGGCTATCTTCCAGAGGCGACACTGTATGCGCCGAACGATCAGCAGAGGAGGCCGTTGATTCCCCCTCTGCAGAATGCTCAGCTCGTAACAATGACATCGACAGGCATGTTATTGCACGGAACGGAGCGCGGGCCGGACGGCGCTGAATACGTTCAGGAGTGGTCGGTCCGCTTGCTCGAACGGTAGGCAAGTTCCGTACTATTGGGAAAACCTATCGGCCATAAAATCAATCACTTACGGACGCGTTCTCGATCTTTAATAGTACAGAGCGCATACCGTAAGGTATTGATATACAAGCAAATTCGGGTTGCAGAGCAACTGCCTTCTAAGCTGAGGGTCGCTGGTTCGAACCCAGCTGGGCAGGCCACCCCATGCGGCTTTCAGCGATAGCGAGCACTCTCGATTTTGCTATTCGCGCGCCTTTGTACTATTCGCGTGCTATCGAAGCGGCCTCACCTTTTCCGGCTTACGCCTGTAGACTCGGTCGGTAATCTTTGAGTCGGCGTGAGCTAGAAGTTTCTGCGCATGCTCCAGCGTCTCTGCGTCGCTGGCCGCCTTCGCCCGAATATCGTGCTCGGTGAACCGCTCCTTGACTTTGGTCTCATCGAGGACGCGATCCATGAATCGTTGCCACATTGAGTTCCACCCGGAGCAGGTGTCGTGCACATCGTCGAAGTAGCATTCACCGCGCCTGTTGCAGAACAGGTAATCACCGCCCTCGAACGGGCGCGCCTCCATCGCCATGGCGACAGCCTCGCGCAGACTCGTTGACCACTCGATAATGATGCGTTTCCCTGTTGTATGCGCAGTCTTGCGCGGCATCACGTGGATTCCGTCATCACGCAAAGCATCCATCTTGAGGCGCAGTAGATCACCTAGCCTTAGGCCGGTCAGCAGCTTCATGCGCAAATAGGCCTGGATCATCAGTACGCTGCCTTTCTTGCGCTTGCTTTCGAGCGTCAGGCACTCTTCGAATTCCCAGTCCTCCACATACCTCGTGCGCGGGTCCACTCCCTCCAGCCTTACCTCGCCTTTGAACGGGTGACGATCGATCAAACCCCATTCCACCGCCTTGGTGAAAACGTGGGAAAAGACCCTGATTTCTCGACGCGCCTGCAGCCGGTTTTTGCTGTCTGACACGTACATATAAATCTGAGACGGGCGCAGATCCGTCAAAATCATCGAGCCGAACACTTTGCGGAGTCGAATGAGGGCACGCCTGTTTTCGACTTGAGTGCGAGGCGCCTTCTTTGGTACCACCTCAATCAGGTAGCGGTCAAACAGCTCCGCCACGTTCTTGGCATTGCGGATTGTCTCGATCCGCCGGGCCCACACCGCATACGCCTCGTCCAGGTTGTCGCCCAGGCGAAAGGTGCTCTTGCCGTCCCACTTCGTTCGCTGCTCTTCAGGCACCTGGTAGTAGTACACGCCGCGGACTACCCGCCAGCGCGGCGGGAGCCCCTTGTTCTCTTTGCTTCTCTCTCTAGGCATTCAATGCGCTCCAGTTGGGCTCAGTTGGTTTTCTCTTGCGCTCGGCGATCTGGACGCCGAACAGCTTTTCGACGTGCGCACGCATTACTGCGATGCTTCCATCCGGACGTACGACGTGAGAAACGCCCATCGCGTTAAGCACTTTGCGCTGTGACGAGTGACGCTTCTTGTGCGTCAACTCGGCAATCTCCTCATCGGAGAAGAACACTGCGGCCATCTCAATCTCCCTTCACTTCGTCCAGAACTGAGCACCGCGGGAGCACTACCACGTTCTGGATTCGATCCATATTCACTTCACCCAGGCCCGCTATCTGAGCAGCCGTTGCCACTTGGTCCCGCTCGGCCGCTACGAGGATGATCTCGACGCCGCGCTGCTTGAGGGCGACGGCGTAGCCGGATATACCGCCATTGGCGCGTTCGTACGTCTGCAGCAGTTTCTTTGCTGGCGCCGTCATGCGTCTTCCCTCCCGGCTTTGGTGTGAGCTTCGATAGCGGCGTCGAAGGTCGTACGCATCAGTGCAAACAAGCGCTCCCTGTCGCGGCTTGCCCATACCAGCATCGACTTGCGCACGTCGGTTTCGATGGAAGTCCACCATTTGAAGAAGTCGGGCCGCTTCGCATCCTTCTCTACCGTTCCCGCTGCAGGAGCCGCGCCCTCCAGGTTGAACAGGAATCGCAACCAGAGTTGCGCGCCCGCCTTGGTCAAATGCGTACCGGCGTGGGCCTCTGCCACCCATTCGGGCCAACACCCCTCCCAGCCCGATCGGGACATGTGGTTACGCATCGCGCCGACTGTCAGGCCTGGTAGCCCGTATTGCATCAGAAACGTGCGCACGGCGCGGTTCTCGCCTTCGTCGTCTATGACGTCGCGCGCCAGTGCCAGCGCCTTCATCTTTTCGATGTCCATTTCATGCCTCCTTAGTGGCGACCAGCGGCAGCCACATGCTTTCTCGACGGCGACCGGTGTAGCCGCACTCACGACAGCCGTGCCCTTTGCTGGCCTCGTTGCCGTAGCCCTCATGGCAGCCGCTACATGCGACGCTCCAGCTTCCAGAGTCGCAAACCTCGCCGTCGATGATGGCGTAGTTCCGGCGCCGGTCCAGGCGTACGCCCGCGATGCGCTCGGCGGCCTCGTAGGTGCTCGGGCGGTCGTCGTAGTGGATGAAGCCCTTGGCGTCGATCTCGTGGCCATGCCGCTCAATTACCGTTGCCATTGGCTTCCTCCTTCCCACTGTTCTTAGGTGTAGGGGCGGCAGCAACGGCCCATTTCTGAAATTTGCGCATCGGCATATAGCCATGAGGGCGCGTGTTTCGCTTGTCGAACAAGTCGCGGTAGTAGTCCGGGTCACTAAGTGGAACGCTGTCCCATGTCACGCTATAGCCGCTTCCGGGCTTGTGCACGATGATGACGTGGCGTACTTCGCCATCTGCTCCGATGAACGCTGCTCCGCGCTTTACGAGTTCCTGGGCGATCATTGCTGACCTCCATCTGGCGCTGCTCCAGCAGTGCGACCGTCGATGTAGGCGCGCTCGTCCTGCTTGGCCCACACGATGATGGCGTAGGGCACGTCCTTGCGGCGGCTGTCGACCCATTTGCCGTCGATGACGCGCTCGCGGCTGATCGAAACGGGACGGGTGCGGCACCGGCGTTCGCCCGCAATGTCGACGTGGAACGCCGCATGGATCGGGGTGGACTGGTCGAGCGTGAGCAGGTTGCGCACCATGTCGCCGACCGTTTCAACTCGGTCCCATGCTGCCGTCCGCTTTCGCTCGGCCAGCTCGCGCCCAAGCTGGCGGATACGCTCGGCATACTGGCGATTCTCCATGCGCAAGGACAGGTTCTCGGCCACTTCGCGCCCCAGCCTGTCCGAGAGTTCAGCGTGAGCGATGCTCAGGCCGGGCGGCGGCAGTTCTTCCACGATAGGGGCGGAGACAGGAGCGGTGCGGCGCCCGTATTCCATGCCGGCCTTGAACGCTGCCAGCGCCTTGTCTCCGTGGTTACTCGGGAATAGCACGCATCGCCAATGCTTACCGAGTGTCGGCTCGTAGGTTTCTTTTGCCCACGCCTCACATGCGCGCTCTGCGTCCAGGTTCTGTTCAGTGCTCATTGCGGTCCTTTCTGGCGCGGGCCATGTACTGGCCTTCGCGCTGGTTGCGGCTCACCAGTCGCCGCTCGCTGCGGTGGTCGTAGAACTTCTCGATGAATGCCGCTCGGTCTGTAGGATGGTTAATGATCGGGCGCACGATGCCGATCTGACGCAGGATGCGGGGAACCGCATCAGGATTAGCGGCGATTGCGTTGCGCACCGCGCCCAACCACACCTCCTCGCCCGTCAGGCTGTACCAGTTACCCTGCATGTACGAGCAACCTTCGCCGGTTTCCTTAGCGTCCCTCAGGTACTCGCGCGTGTTGCAGGCCGGGCAGGGAAAACTCTTGTCTTCTTCGTCGTAGCCGTCTTGGTCCGCGTCCCACATGTAGCCGTCACCACGGCATTCGTAGGTGCTGCCATGCCAGTAGTTACACATTCTTCTTCTCCTGTGCAGCGCTTGCGGCGATAGCTGCGTCGACTAGCTTCGCGATGGCATGCTGGTATCGATGGGCAGCGTCAACATGTGCACCCGATCCACACTGCCGGGATTGGATGTAGTCAAGTTCTCGCTTGGCTCCTCGTAGAGCTTCCGCCGCAATTTCTAGTGCGGTATCCTCGCCAGCATTCGATGCATGGGGTTCGCGCTCCAGTTTGAACGCGATTTCGCCCAAGATCGTTCCGGCGACGGCTGCAATATCCTCGTGTGACATACTCGGCATGGTCACACCGGCCAGCCGAGCAACGCGAGACAGGCGCTTCGATAGGAACTCGGCCTCCGACAGCGGCACATTCCGGTCGGGTGTCGGCGCGCTTGCCGTAGTGGCCGCAGGGGTGTACGTGATTCGGCGCGAGTTCTCTGGCGTGCTGTCGTAGTGGTCCTTGTCGGTGTCCAGCCAGCCGCCGGCGCCGGCCGTCTGCCATACCTGATAGACCGGCTCGTATGCCCGCGTGGTCGCTTGCGACAGCCGCTTGATGTGGGCGAAGTCGTCACCTGCCGCTCCTTCCTGCTGTGCGGCCGGTGCGTCCGCGTTCAAGCCATCGTTCGGGTGCTCGATGTCGTATTGCAGCGACTTCGGGCCGTACGCGCGCACCAGCCCCTCAAGGAACAGGATGCGGCGATCTTTGGCGTCGGCATGTGCTTCGGGCGCGGCTTGGGTGAGCGCGGCGCGGTCGTACACGGCGTCGAAAATCTCGCCTCGGACTCGACTGCGCCAATCGCCGTTGTCATCCCTTACGGCCAGCCCGTACTCGTCCAGCTTCGCCATAATTTGGCTGGTGAATGCGCTGGCGTCCGCCTGCTCGGTTACGCGCGGCAGAGCAAGCGCGGCGCGAGTTTCTTCGATCCATTCGCGGATGTCACAAGAGGCATTGAACAGGCCGCGAGCATCTACGCGGTCAGCAATCGCTTGCAGCTTGGCTAGGTCTACGCCTGCGGTGTTGGTCTTGTCTGTCATGGTCGATTATCCGTCTCGCAGTTGGGGCAGTTTTCTAGGTATCGCTGGGTGCCGCCGATGAATCGGCCACATCCAACACAGTTCATCACGTCAGGCTTCTTCGGGCGCGGCTTCGTCAGTTCGATCCCGGTGCCGGCCAATGCCTCATCGCGTTTGACGTACTGCATGTCGACTGCCGGCCGCGTGCGCGCATCGATATATTCCTTCGGCCAGGGAATATCCGTCTCACGGATACGGTGCTGGCTCACGGCCTCGTCCTTCGTGTAGACCTCGGCCAGCCGCATGTCTGTCGTGTAGCCCTTGCCGTCTTTGGCCCAGAACAGCATGTCGTTGCCGACGTAGCTGCGGCTGTCCTGCAAGTAGAATTGATCGCTCACGCTTCGCCACCTTTCAGGGTGTTAGCTGATCCCTTGGTCTGGCCTTGCTCGGCGCGCTCGTCTTGAATCGCGCGGATGAAGATCGGTTCGCCAGTCATCTGCGATGTGCCGATCGATTCTTCCAACTGGCCCTTGAGGTATGGGCACAGTTCTTCGCAGCAGACCAGCAGCGGCCCGAGGTCTTCCGTCATTAGCGCGCCGCCCATCGATACCTTGCCGCAGTCGCCGAAGCAGTGCTTGGTGATGAGGTCTTCCTGCGCTGCCAGCACGAGTCCATAGAGGTTTGCCATCATTCACCTCCTTTCTGGGTGTTAGCTGATCCAGTCTGGAGAGCACCCGAAAAGTCCTCGTGGGTCAGCACGTAGGGCTTGATATTCTCGACCGTGTAAAAAGTCGGCGGGCAGGCGCGCTTGATCCAGCCAGCGACCAGCGATTCCAACTCCTTGGCTTGCTCAGGCGTCACGTCCGGATAGTCATCAGCGTATTCGCCGCCGATGTCGTACGCCTGCTCGCTGATGTGCTCAATGATCGCGTCTTCGTTCACAAGACGCTCCGGTTCCGGGTGCACGCCTTCCCCAACCCACACGGTATCGCCCGGTTTCAGGTCGTCGTGCGAGTCCAGCAATTCGCAAAGCGAGCGCGCATGAAAGTCTTCCTCGTCGCGCGACCAGCATTCGATCGGCTCGGGCGCCGCCTGATTGCGGATTGCCTCGGCGTTCTGTGCGCCGGCAGGAGCTACCGGGACGAGGCCAGTGTCCGTCGCGTTCTCGCAGGACGTGACTGCGCAAACGTCCATCGTGTTGCCGCATTTGCACTTCGGCTCGGCCTGCGCCTGTCTTGCCAGGTGGTCGCGAAGTTCATCAATCTCGGCCTGCAAAAGTCCATAGGCCGTCTTCGGGTCGAGCGCTTTCTCGCCTAGCTCTACTGCGCGCTCCTGCCACGTCCTGATGACAAGCTGTTCTGCTTTCGGTTGGTTTGCCAGATGGGCGTCGCTGGTCGCAGATTCGGCGTCGCGGCTGGCCGCGAGGGTTGCGTGTGGCGCATGGCTGGCGGCCAATCGGACTACATCGTCCAGTAGGTCGGCTGCCCTGGTGACGAAGACGTCGCCGTCGCCAGGCTGGTAGTCGACGTCGTAAATGTCCACGTCGCGTTCCTCGCCGCCGCCTTCGCACATGCCGCGCAGAATGGGCGCCAGCTTCTCGGCTTCGGCCGCCAGATCCGCCACGCTACGCCCCGCAGCCTGGGCGGCGGTGGGTGCGGCGCCTTCGGCGCGGGCTGCTCGCCACGCTTGGCGCGCGACCGATCGGACATCGTGCTGGTTGATCCTGCCCTGGTCGATCTGGCTGTCGTACCAGTCTTCGAAGGCGGCCGCGATCACGTCAGCCGGCGGAACGGCGGTGACCGGCTGCTCTGCTTTCGGTTGGCGTGCCAGGTGGGCGGCAATAGCAGCGCGGGCGATGGCGCGGGCGAAGCCAATCATGTCTTCGGGGCAGTCGAAGTCGGTTTGCGAGTACAGGCCCGGTGCGAGGAACCGCGAATATTTGGCCATGATCTCGCTGATCTGCTCATCCGTCAGATCGCCGGTCGGGTGCTCTACTGCGGAGAGAAGACGTTCAACGTCGTCCTTGCGCACGAACTTGGTTCCGTCAATCATGCCGTCTCGGGTCCAGTCGAGAACCTCGATTCCTTCGAGGCTCGTAATGCCGCCCTTCGCGGCACCCGCAGTGCTCGAGATAGGCGCCGCACCGATGAAGCCGAGCAGATGGTGGGCGCACGAACGGATGGTCGCTTCGAACTGAGTGAGCTCGGGCTCGGCCAGGCCGGCGTAATGCTGGTCGCTAATACACAGCACGCGCTGACCTTCCGCTTCGACGGTTACAGCCCACGTCTCGGCAATCCCCAGCGCAGTAAAGCGCGGAGCATCGGTCCAATCCACTGCGCTGTCAGCGCGTTTGTCTTCGACGCGGCGCGCCGGCTTGTTCTCGCTCTCGTTGGACATGGTTCGCTCTCTTTACTTCGGTTCGTCGGTGGTTTTTGGTTTGATGTTCTCGCCGCTGTTGATCGCATCCAGGTCTTCGTAGTAGCGCCTGGAGCCGCGGTTCGTACGGTAGGTCTGCATCGCCTTGCGGTCTTCGGGTGTGAGTCCCTGTGCGGTCTCACCGAAGTTGCGGCGGATACGGCGCTTTCTCATCCCTGAGCCTCACCGCCGAGTGCCTCGACCAGATCGGCCAGCAGCTTCGCGTACTCGCCCGTCATCAGTGCGAAGTTGTTGTCGAAGCGTTCGTTCTGGTCGTACGTGATCGCGTCGTTTTCCTTGATGACGTCGAGCGGCTTGACGCTCTTGATTGCCAGCTGCTCGGTGAGCACGAACGAAATGCGGCTGTTCCACGTCATGGCCAGGCGCACGCACTGCTTGCCGCGGGCGATGTGCTCGCGCATCTCGCCGACTTCGAGCGTGTGACGCTTGTAGCCGACTTGGGCCTTGCTCTCGCCACTGGCGCGCAGCGTTGCGTCTTGGTCGATCGTGAAGTTGTGCGGCGCCTCGTCAGACTCGAGCCACGCCGTCATCACTGCGACCGGCGAGCGCTGCACGCGCAGCGATTCCAGCGGCAGCTTGTCGACGGCCTTCAGCAACAGCTTGATGACGTCGTCGGCCTTGCTCGGGCTGGCGGCATCGACGACGAGCCAGCCGTTGACCGGGTCGATCCACACGTGCGTTTCGGACTGGATGGAGAGGGCGCGCGGCATCAGCTCGTCGGCGACGCGCTCCTTCAGTTCCTTCATGGCTTTCTTACCCGGTGCGAAGCCTTGCTGTTCCTCGAGCTCCGCGGCGCGGGCCTTCGCTACCTGATTGACGACCTTCGCCGGCAGGATCTTCTTTTCGGTGGCCAGCGTCAGCAGCAACTGTCCGTTCACGCCGTGCCCGAGCGGTTCGCCGGCGCCGCGCGGAGCCTTCCAGCCCTGGCGCAGCAGTTCGTTGCTGGACGCCGGCGCGAAGGCCTGAGAGGCGAGGTCATTCGCCAATCGATCGGCGGTCATGCCCCAGTTCTTCGGAAGGCGGTACACCTGCAGGTTCTTGAAAAACATCTTGGGTTCCTTGTTGTTATGGGTTCGGCGACTACTGCAGCGCCGCTTGGCTGTAGACAATGGTCAGTACCAGCACGACAGTAGCAACGCAGTGGATCGCGTAAGAAGCCAGTCGCGCACTGATTTGGTCGTGGCTCATCATTCGGCCACCAGAGTCACGCCCAGGGCGCCGGCGTCATACGCCAGATCGAGCAGTTCGTTGCGATCGCCAATCACGGACACTGTCTTGATGCCCTTGGCGGTTCGAATCGTGAGACGAAAGCGCATGGTGATCTCCTGGTCGTCGACTGGTTCGGTTAGTAGCCTTCGCGTGCTTCAGTGCACACGCGAATTGCTGCTCGTACGATCGCAGCGAAAATCGCGGCGTCCTTGCTCGGGTGATCCGCATACGATTCCGTGACGTCACGACGGCGGCTGCCGTTGCCTACCGAGACCGTGCCTTCCTCGAGGTCGATACGAACGCTAAGGCCCATTTCTGCGACAAGAGAGCCAGCTGCGTTCCACGAACGGCGCCAGTGGGGCAGGGGCGGCGTGATCGTCGTGCGGGAGTGCTGCGATGCGTGCGTGTGGCGCGACGGTGCCGGGAAGATGCTCGCGACTGCCGAAATCACGCTGGGCATCGCGTAGCGCCGGACGCGGTACTGAGGATGCACTCCGGCGAGCTCGATTTCTTCTTCCAATGCCTGGCGCAGGTACGCCTCTTCCCATTGACGAAGCATCTCCACCTCACGCCGCCAGTGGGGGAAACTTCGCGCGCAGGTCGGCAATGAACAGGTCGAACGCGACGTCGTCCATGTCCGTGCAGTCGTGCCAGCCCGGCGCCTGCGTCGCCACCTCCAGCGGGTGTATCCAGTTCCCCACTTGGCCGTCGAGGCTCACCATGAAGCGGTAGCCGTCGTTTTTCAGGTTGCTCATCTCTTGCTCCTATTCGTGTCTCGCTCTGCCTCAACCAAGTGCCACCCCAGAAGGCGGCGTATTTCTTCAGGACGAGGAGGGGGCTCCTGTACTCCTCGCCGCTGCTGCATCCAACTACGAATTTCCTGATTGCTCGGCTTCGTCGTCTGCGTCATTGCGGCTCCTGGTTGAGTTCGCTGCGTTGATGTAGCTAGTAAACCATAGGTTTAATAATGAAGTCAACCCTAGGTTGATTTTTCATGTAAAATAAACCTGTCGAGATTGATTTTGATCGATTGCAGGCCTGGAGCAGGCGGAGAAGCCGCAGACGCCCAGGCCCAGAGAGCACCGAGCTGACGGCATCAGCCGCTTCACTCGTCGGGCACTTGACGGCAGGGGTGAGGGGATAGGCGTACTGTGGGATAGGTCTGAGATACGCACGAGGGTGGCGAAGCTAGCGCCTTCGGACCGGAAAGGCTCGCGAGTCGTAGATACGGCGTACCGATATCAACGTAAAGGCTCAGCGCTATAGGATGGCTGAGTCTTCGCCCAGCCCCCGATTTACCAAAACAACGACAAGGTTTCGATGCAGATGTAGAGTCGTTGTTACAGTAAGCAGTACCTTGTATTGGATTTATTAGTACCTATACAGGGTAAGAAGAAAAAAGGGCCGAAAATGTCGCAAAAATTGACGCTTGCGCGCTACCTGCGGGGCGGAGGAGAGGTTAAGACGCTTACACGCATCGAGGCGATCGTGTTTGGGGTACCGTATCCGCTGCAGCCGGGTTGGCCTAGCAAATACGGCGCAAAGGAGATCACCGCAGAGATGATCGATGACGTGAGGGCGCGAATTGCTGTGGCGAAGGAGTCGACGGCCAAGAGTGCGCACCGCAGATTGGACGCACTGGATGAGAAGCCGCCAACCGCCGAATCCGCACATATCGGTTTATTGGCGCATGCAGTGGTATCTCATACCTCGAAAGCGTCATCTGTTCCGGGTTTCGTACTTCGCCAGGCCCGGCGCTATCGAGCACGTAAGTCGGCGCCATGGGTGTAAGAAAGCCCGCGCGGGGCGGGCCAGTGATGAAGGGGACTTAGCTGGGTTGTTGGCTGGCGTTGGCGTTGCGCTCCAGCCTCGTCATCATCAAGACATTGGCGACGGACTCCAGAACAAGCCCCTCGCGCTTTGCAAGTTCAGCGTCCTGTCGATCGTCAATCACGACGAGAATGTCAATATTTGCATTTGACGTCGCAGCACCAATGTCCAGTAGCTTTTTAGCCGCAGCACTAACAGCTGCAGGATGGGTGCCAATTGCCAAGACAGCGCGGCCGTCAAACTCCAAATCCATTTTGTAGACGTGACCAGAGACGCCCGCAAATTCTTTGCCATCCCTAATCATGGCGGCTGGCTTCCATGCACGAAGACACATCGTGACCTCATCTAGGAATAGCGAAGTGTCAGTAGTCGCTCCATCTTGGCCAACCTCCCACGCGCATACGGCGAGCATCGTGGACATGTATTTAGCAAATGCTGAAGGCGCGTCTTCTGCTCGGGTCCAGATTTCCAGTTCCCCCATATCGTTCAGTCGAACTCCGTTCGGCTCAGCCAAATTTTTTAGAAATCTGGTTTGCCGGTTGTCGTCCAGCGAAACGCCGCGCCCACGGAAGTGGAGAATAACGTTTCCATCATCAAAGAACCTCACTTGTCCAGCAACCTTTTCGACAAAGACAGGAATCTCGTCGCCGTCTGAAAACGCGAATGGAGTGTCGATCATCGCAACACTGCCGTCATCCGAAAGGGGATGGCATTCAAAGCCGATCATTTCCGAAATTTTTGAGCAAATCATCTTTCGGCCGTTAGCTGAAAATCTTCTGGATGAGTGGGCTTAGGTCTAAAGGTGATGTTTGTTGCAGCACTGAAATGCGCTGGAACGTCTTCGTAGCCCCAATGCCCCCAGTTTACATCGCCGAGCGTACGTAGGCTACCCATATGTTCGTGCGACAGCTTGTGCCGATCCTTGATGCGCTTCGGAGTTTGGGTCACCTCAAGCTGGTAGACGCGCTCTTTGCCATATGCGTATCTCTTGAATAGAGTGAACAGATAGGTTGTAATCTTTGTTCGATGGGTGTTTCGGTAGCAAAGTTCCACATACATGCGGACTGACTCGCCGTGCTCATCAAGAATGCCCGCTCCGCACGCGACCGTGCCTCTTTGGACCTTGAGCGGCGCCCATTCCTCTATGTCCTCGCAGAACAAGGGGCGGGCTACAAAAGCCCGGGCTTCGTCTTCGGAAATTTTCCGCATGCGGTCTGAAGTCTCTAAGGTGCTGGCATCTACGCGTGCCGTTTCGCTCAGGAATGATACGCCAGCAATCTTGCAAAATACTCACTAATTCTCACAGTCGCCCCGTGACGACTCGCCCTGGCTGATAAACAACACGTCCGACGATGTCGCATTGGCCGCTGCGCATGTTGATGGGCCCGAACTCGGGGTTGAGCGAATGCAGATACCACTGGCCGCCGCGATGTATCAGCTGCTTGACACACGCCTCGCCATCGAAGTTCAGTGCGTACACTTCTCGGCTGATCGGGCGTCGATCTGCTGTGTTGATAATCACGACGTCGTCCTCGAATAACATCGGCTCCATACTGGAACCCGAAACCCTCATCGCAAGCAGTTGGTTCGGTGAAAGGTTGTGTTTCTCAATGACGGCGCACGGCATCGGCAGAACTCCGCCATCCTCGAGCTCGGGCTCTGTTTCAAAGCCAGCAACGCCGGCGTGCAGCTTCAATTTTACGAACTTGATTGGTATAGTATTTTGCTCATCGCCAACACGTACAGGTAGGGCCCCTGGGAACAAAGACAAGAGATCCGCGCCAGGCACAACGCTGACCGTGCTTGCTCGTTGGCTCTGCATGGCCTGCAAGATCGAGGGCGGCAGCCCAATACCCGTGACTTTGGCGATCATCAGAACTTGCTTCAAGCTAGGGCTGTGCTTGTGGTTCTCCCATCCGGAAATGTTGGCCTTCGTATAGCCGCGGTCGTCGCCCATCTCGAGCGCGAGTTTAGCGCCGAGGTCCTCTTGAGATAGTCCGGCCGCCTTCCGCGCCTCGCGGATCCATGCAGCCAATAGTTGTTTTAGATCATCCATACGAACAGTATAGAAAGGTTGAGTGCAAAGGTACAGAATTACTTGACCTTGCCCAACAAGCAAACCTATACTGTATGAACATACAGTGTTTCAGGTGCACAACATGAACGCCCGAGGGTTAGCGCTTTCTCCCGGGCCCGAGAGCGTCAATGATGGACTGAACCATTTGTTGAGTTTTTTGGATTTCCGCCTTGAGCTGCCGATTTTCTTCGCTTAGGCGCTGCGTCTGGGCAAGGATGGTGGCGAGGGAAGCGCCGCCTGACATGGCGGTGCAGCGAAGGATGATCTCGTCGTTCATCGAATGATCTTCGCGCTCGGCGGCTTCTTTGAGGTCGGCGTGCAGCTCGGCGGGCAGGCGCATCGCAGTCTTGATGGGAGGCTTCTTGGGCGACTGTTCTTTCATGCGCGCGATTCTTGCGCGTTTCGGAACAGCGGTGTTGCGAGTGCCATACAAACGATGGCACTTTTTCGGTCAGCATACCGTATTGCGACCGGAAGTGATAACTAGAGCTTTGTGTTTGCGTAAGGCAATGTAATACTTTGTTGTTTTATGCATCGCAAATAGCCCATAAAGACCGCTCTTTTCGTTGCATGTAGGACATGTCCTACGCCATATAGTTAGTAGGACACTTGCAAAGGAGTAAAGATGCCAGACAAGATGACGCCGGAGTCGTTAGCTGCGGACGGAGATGATAACGATAGTTTCCCGTTAACCGTGAGGGAGAAACGGTTTATCTCGAACTACCGGGCGATGAGGGTGACAGCGCAGGAGATGTTGTTTAATTTGTCCGAGCAATACCGCTACACGCTTCCTGCGAACCAGGCCGCCTCCGGCTGAGTGTTACACGTTACGGCTAGCGCGCTTTCGGCGCAACCATAGCGGCGCCGTAGACCATCATCTTTCCATCCTGAGTCGCCTGGCGGTACAGATCGAGCAGGCGCTTTTCTTCCGCGTCGAGTCGCTCGAGCGTTGTCTCGGTCGCCGGCGCCGGCTCGACAGCAGACTGCCCCATCAGTAGTCGATCGGCCGATAGCTTTAACACCTGGGATACCTTGATAGCGTTCTCGCGCGAGATCTTCCCGTCCTTGATCCACTTCGAGACCGCATTTTTTGATACGCCGACCTGCTCGGCGAGCCACTCCTGGGTCTCGTCGAGTTCGCGAAGTCGCGTTTTTATAATTTTCCCAATTTCGTTCATGGCCGGAATGTTGAGTTGAAACGTCGGCACTTTCAATGAACTTGGGGTTGATATTTGTTGCATCGTAAGTCAACCTGTGGTTTACTTATGGCATGAGCGAAACGAAGACAACAGCGATTCAGCGCGCTGCCGATGACGTGGGCGTTCCCGTGATTGCGCGGGCCTGCTGCATTTCCGCGCAAGCGGTCTACAAATGGCTGAAGAAGGGCCAAGCACCGGCAGAGCGTTGCGAGGCCATCTCGCGTGCAACTGGGGGGCGCGTCTCCACGTTCGATTTGTTGCCGCCGTCGCTTCGAGCGGTGGTCGCCTCACCTTCGGCAGTACATCCGGGCCGTCGAGCATCAGACAAGGCGCCGCCCTTGCCAAGTAGCTGACTAGCCCGACGCGCTCCGCAGTAGATCGTGACCGCGCCGGCGCAGCCAAGTTGTAGCGGCACAGCGATCAGATTGCAGTTCAGCAGTACGAAGGCGGTGTCCGACATGTTGAGCTCTAAGGTTGGCGAAGTTCCGATGTAAGCATTCTCTCAATAGCAAGTTTCAAAAACATCATTTTTTAGCGAGACAAGAGCATGAACGCCCAAGACGCCTTCCACCAAACCGTCCACTCCGCACCTGGCGGCTGCATCGCTCTGGCTGCTCGTCTCGGTATGTCGGCAACGATCCTGCGCAATAAGGCCAATCCGAACAACGAGGCCAACGTCGTGACCATCGACGACATAGAGCGCGTGATGTCGCTGACGGAAGACTACTCGGTTTTGCACGCACTGGCTGAGTCACATGGCTTTGTCTTGACGAAGCTCGAAGAACAGCCCGCTTCGGACATGGGCGTGCTTGAAAACGTCACCAGCATCTGGCAGCGCCTGGGCGACGTCGCCAACGAGGTGCACAAGACGCTAGAAGACGGGCGCGTCGAGCAACACGAGGTGGCAAAGGTGCGCGCGGCGGTGTTCAAGGCCTTCCGTCCAATGATGCAGCTGATCGAGCGCCTGAACGGCATGTCTGAGAAACCAGCTTCGCTGTAAGGAAGACCCAGGCGGCGGGAATGCCGCCACCAATACCTAGAACAGGGAGCCCAAGAGATGACAAACGTATCGAAGCTGCTGGACACGCTGCGCAAGCGGTTCGACATCAAGAGCGACTCGGCCCTTGCGCGCGAGTTGGGCATGTCGGCGCCGGATATCAGCAAGATGCGATCGGGGATGCGACTGCTGAGCGCTCGCACGATTCTTCGGATCCACGAGCGCTGGCACTTGCCGGTGAAAGAGATTCGCGACCTGGCGAAGTAGGCCCAGGCGGATTTAAGAAAGGAAGCAAATGCAGCACCACGAAGAAGAGCAACAGCCGGTGCCGATCGAGCCCGGGCATGTGATGAGCAAGAAGAAGTATCGAGAGCTGCTGGATAAGCAGCATCACTGAAATAACAACCATAGGACATATGAGATGAAAAAGAGCCTCCTCATCGCCGCGGTGATCGCCATGGCACTGCTGCAAACGACGACTGCCCAGGCAGGCGACTGCTACTCGGAAGGGGTGCGCGTCGGCGTAATACAGAAGTTCTCCCAGAAGGGATTTGTCAACAAGAGCTGGGAAGGCGAGATGGTCCAGGAGGGCGAGCGGGTCAAGGCAAAAGGACAGGGCGCTGGCGTCACCAACATCTGGAAGTTCAGTGTGCTCGATGCGGCTATTGCTCGAAAGCTGGACGACGCTGTCATGTCCGGGGGTGTGGTGGCTGTTCGCTACTGCCAGGTTGCGTTTACCGGCTGGGAGACCGATACGCAGTACCGCATCACGGATGTGCGCGCGCGGCAGTAACAAGCCATAGCAATAAAAAAGCCCGGTTGCCGCCGGGCTTCCTGAAACAAGTACAACAAGTGGAGAATGCATGTTAGCACAAACGAATTTGCCGGCGGCGCACGTCGGTGAAGATCATCCCTCGCGCCAGGGTAGCGCCGCCGCCGAGAGCACGGTAGAGCGCCAGTTCCTCAAGGATGTCAGTCAGCACGCGATGACGGTCTACAAGGACGAAGACGTGTATCGCCATATTCGCTTTGGCCGCCCTGATAGCGGTTTCGAGGCGTTCCACCTTATCACTTGGCCGGGGCACCTCTGCTACACCGGCGACATGGGCACGTACGTATTTCAGCGTACGCATGACATGTTCGACTTCTTCCGTCGCCCCGATCATTGCCGTTACACGATCGACATGCGCTACTGGGCTGAAAAGGTCCAGGCCGGCGATAAGTCGAGCAATGGCAATGGCGTGACTGAGTTCAGCAAGGCCCTCTTCGACTCCAAGATTCGGGAGTGGCTCGACGACTTCGTTCGAGACGAGATGGAAGAGGCCGAGGAGCTCGCCGAGACCGAGCTCTGCATGGCCGCAATGGATGACCTACGCAAGGCGGTCGAACGCGAAGTGATCGGCGCCGATAGCAACGACGTCCGCTGCTTCGATGCGGCTAACGATTTCCAATTCGGTGCATCAGACAGTGAGGCATGGAGCGCCTACTACGGCGACCAGAAGACCTTCGAGTTTGTCGATTTTTGGGAGGTCGACTGCACGGAGTACACCCACCGCTTTAAGTGGTGTTGCCTGGCCCTGTCCTGGGCAATGCAGGTGTACGACAAATCCAAGGCTGTGGAAGCAGCGCCGGTACGCGATCCGCGTGTCCCCGACATGTTCGAGGTGCAGCAATGAGCCGCGGTCGCCACGTCACCCCATCCCGCACAGTGGAGCGCATCGAGCGCGTGCGCACCCTTATCACTGCACTGCAGGCCGGCGAATTGACGCGCGACGAGGTCGGCGGGTTGCTAGCCATTGGCCCTTCGGGCGTTCGCAAGTACATGGTCGATCTGAACGGCATCGTGGAATCGGTATATGTCGCTGGCTACCTGATGTGCCGCCTCACGAGCGACGCAGCGAAGGTCGACGCCTACCTCGCCAGGCTGGACGAGCAAGCAGCTTCGCGCCCGATCAAGCCGCGCAAGTGCGAACTGACGATCGCTGCTCAGGATCCGGCGCGCCACTTCCACATCATGGAGGACGACGTCGAGTTCAAGGTACGCGTACCGAAGGGCATTCCGGCGCATCACCCGCTGATGGCGGCGTTCTTCAAACTGGCCCCGTCGGGGGTGTGGGCATGAAGCGCGATTTGTTCACCTTGGGCCTCGACCTGGGCCACGAACTAATCATCGACAACTTTGCCGGCGGCGGTGGCGCGTCGGAAGGTATTGAGCAGGCATTCAGCCGCGCGGTGGACATCGCCATCAACCACGATGGAGAGGCGCTGGCTATGCATGAGGCCAACCATCCGCGCACGGCACACTACCGTGAGGATGTGTTTGCTGTACATCCGGGCTTCGTGACCAGACAGCAGCCCATCGGACTCGCATGGTTCAGTCCGGATTGCAAGCATCACAGCAAGGCAAAGGGCGGGAAGCCGCGCGAAAAAAAGATCCGCGGGCTTGCTTGGGTCACGCTCAAGTGGGGCGCTTTCCAGAAGCCGCGTTGCATCGGCCTGGAGAACGTCGAGGAGTTCCTGGACTGGGGGCCGCTCGACGACGAAGGCCATCCGATCAAGGCTGAGAAGGGGCGGACGTTCCGCGCCTTCATCGACGCGCTGTCGACGGGACTGGCGCCGGACCATCCGGATGTGCGGGAAATCTACGACGCCCTGGGTGCCGACTTTCCGATGGAGCGGCTGTACGTGGGCCTCGGCTACCGGGTCGAGTGGCGCATCCTCCGTGCATGCGACTATGGCACGCCAACCATCCGCAAGCGCCTGTTCATCTTCGCACGCCGCGACGGGCTGCCGATCGTCTGGCCCAGCCCGACCCACGGTAACCCGAGCGGGCTTGGTTTCACCGCGAGTGGACAGCTGCCGTGGCGTACTGCTGCCGAGTGCATCGACTGGTCGATTCCGTGCCCTACCATCTTCGGGCGCAAAAAGCAGCTGGCAGAGAAGACCCTGGCGCGCATTGCCAGGGGCATCAAGAAGTTCATCATCGATTCGCCGGATCCTTTCATTGTGGCGACGGGCGCCGTGCCATTCCTGACTGAGCACGCTAACGGCTCGACCCAGCGCATCTTCGACGTGCAGGAGCCGCTACGCACGCAGTGCGCCGAGATCAAGGGAGGCCACTTCGCATTGGTCTCTGCCTTCCTGGCCAAGCACTACGGCGGAGTGACTGGCACCGATATGCGCGTACCGTTCGGCACCGTGACCACGACGGACCACCATGCCGTGGTCACCAGCACGCTGGTCACACTGCGCAACAACCAGGATGGCAAGTCGCTGGCCGAGCCGATGCCGGCGATCACCGCTAGCGGCACCCACCTAGGCGAAGTCCGCGCCTTCCTGATCAAGTACTACAGCGAGGGCGGACAGGATCAGTCGTTGAGCGAGCCAATGCACACCATCCCAACCAAGGATCGCATCGGCCTTATCACGATCCGCGGCGAAGACTACGCCATTGTCGACATCGGCATGAGGATGCTGACACCGCGCGAACTGGCGCGTGCGCAGGGGTTCCCGGACGACTACATCCTCGAGGCCGAACACGATGGCAAGCCGCTGTCCAAGAGCGCCCAAGTCCGCATGATCGGCAACAGCGTGTGCCCACCGCTCGCGCGGGCGCTGATCGAAGCGAACTTTGTACACGAACGTCAAATTGCCGGGAGGGCAGCATGACCCAACGTCAAAACATCCGTCGCCCGCAACCGGGCGAGATCCCGCACACGGCGGGCAAGTACCTGTACACGTATGGCTCGTGCACCGAGGCCGAACTGTTCATGGCTGTGAACTTCGGACGCAGTCAGCACGAGCGCGCCGTTGCCCTGCAGTCCGCAATCCGTGGCGGCTGGCTGATCGAAACCGAGCGCGGAAAGATCGCCTGCAGCCGTGCGGCTACCGACTACTACGACGAGCAGAGCGACAAGCCGGAAGAGAAGTACGTCGGCCAGATCGCGCCGGCATCGACTCGCAACGTGTTCGCCAGCTCGGGCCTGAGCAGGAAGTACCTCACGAATAGCCGCGGCCCGCGTCAAGACGTGCCCGCCTGGTCAGTGCGTGACCGCGTGTCGTTTCACACCAAGGCGTGAATGTGATGAGATCGACCGAAATCGACTTCTCAGTGCTTAGAGACGGCAGCCTTTTCAACGATCGCGCCGGTGGCGACTACGCCGGCACAGCCGGCGGTCACCCTTTTCTCGTAGTCCCTGTCCGTCGCCCTTGGCGTAGTGCTAGCTGCGCTGTCGGTGCAGCCTTTATACGTGGTGAGGAGGCCTGCGATAAAAGGCAGCAGGCCGACGCTCACAGCGAAATAGCAAATCAAAAGGGACCCGAGTATCGCGGCAATTATCTTCATGTGTTGCTCCATGGAATTGTTAATTGCGGAGATCGTAGCACGCGAATTTGCGTCAAAAGGCCCGAAGTGCGTCAAAACGAAAAGTTTTTGTGTTTTGGAGCGAAAAATGCGCCGGTCGCCGCTTAAGCCGGGTAAGGCGCGCGAGCGCAAGACGCCAATGTCGCGCGGCAGTGGCTTCAAGACCCCAGTCGCCGGCGCCGGGCTGCTGCGCGTAGCTGCCGTCCAGGCAAAGACCTCGGTCCCGCGAAACCGGGAGCCGAAACCGACGAAGCTGCCCAAGCCGATGAAGTCTCGCGGCATGAAGGGCAGGGCGCCTACCGCGGCGGAAGCGCAGTTCATGGATCGCATGGGCACGCTCCCTTGTATCTGCTGCCTGAAGGATGGCTGGGAGAACCGTGCCATCAGTCTGCACCACATCGACGGACGCACGAAGCCGGGCGCGCACTTCCTCGTGCTTCCCCTATGCGGCCCGCACCATCAGCAGGACGACAGCGACCCGCGCGGCCGCATCAGCGTACACGGCCGGAAGGCGACGTTCCAGGCGCGCTACGGCATGCAGATGGATCTGCTGGCGGAGTGCATGGCAATGCTCGGGATTACGGAGGCTTCATTGATTAACAGTGACGGTCACGAAAAGTTGATGGAGGCGCTATGAAGAAGCAGCGCAACAAGAAATACCGCCCCAAGGGCTGCACGAACAACGTGTTGTCGATCTTTGGAGGCATGGGCGACACGCACCGCGAGCACCTACGCCACAATCAGATCAAGACGCACGGCGCCATGGCTCAGATGTCGCAAGGCGGCGGCACTCTCGACCAGTGGAAGCGGCTCGCAGGCGTGCTCAATATTGCCAGCGTCATGTGCGAGCAGGGTATTGGACCCGAGTTTAGGCAGGCGTTCGCCGATGCGCAGAACGCGATGCTCGACGTTGGCAAGCGATCGGTCCGAAATAACGGCCGCTTTGTCTTCACCGGCCCCGAGATGAGGATCGTTACCGAGGCCCTGGAATGTCATGACGCCCAGCTGGAGAACTCTCGCTCACTCGATGTTGATCGCGCTGCGGACGAAGTGATGCGCCGCGAGCGGCACCGGATCGACCATGTGAGCGTGATGGGCGAGATCCGGAAGGAGGCGGCATGAGCGTTCGCGGTCAATTGACGGCGAAGGCGCCGCACGCTCGCCACGCTAACCTCACGGCCGTGTCGAGGACAGGGACCACGAAATCCGGAAGCGCGATCTGGCGCGTGGAATGCATCTGTGGCGTCGCTTTTGAGGCGAATGCCCCAGCGATCAAGTCCGGGCTGGCACGGTGCCAGGACTGCAATCCGTCGATTGGCGGAGCTCAGGCTCGGCAAATTCTGGCCTTACTACCGGCCGGCTACGCCAAGATCGAGCGCAAGACGAAGCTGACACGGGCGCAGATCGAGCATCGGATCGATGTCATGAGACGCGAAGAGCTCTGTCATGTCGGCGGATGGGAGCGTCCCGATGCGCAAGGTTCTTTTTGCCCGATCTTCCATGCTGGCCCTGGCCTCGACGTCCCATGCGAAATAAAGCCATGGACCACAAGGCAGATAGAAAAGCGTTATCAGCGGCGGGTCCGTAGGGCCGTCAACAAAGCGTTAGCGGGAGGCCCGGAGGATCCGCGATACACGCTGCACATCGCTCGCCGAAAGGCA